TTCTGAAAACAAATACTTTTTCATTTCTTATGAGAATATATAAGTTGGCTGCTACTATTAAAATTATAAAACTTATCAGTATGTTCATTGCTTGTCTTCTTTCTTCAATTCCGTAATGAGGGCATCGGCACATTCTATTGCATATTGCGCTTGTGCCATTGTATTTTTGAATCCTGTTGTATCATTGTTATGTTGTTCAGCAGCAGTCATCATATCTTTGGCTATCTCATACCTACGTTGCTCCCAATCAATGTTCTTGTGTGGTTCTTCTTTAATAAATTCAAGCTCTGATTGCACGTATGTACACCAACTACGCTTGTTATCAACATATTGACGCTCCACTCCTCTTTTGGTGATAATATTTTCTGTCTGTGATACCTCTATGACTTCCCCTGTTGTTTTAACTTTCGCTTTCATTTCTTTATTATATCATCAACATTTCTTAATTTCTACTTCTAGACTATCTACCTTCCACTCATTTAAATTACCTTTATCTGGTAGTATAATTTGGTCTCTTACTGCTCCTTCTATATCACATTCTGAGTAGTCTATGTCTTCAAAGTAATCCCCATCTTCATCTACCCCTGAATCCACTATTGTATAGTCATCTACCCATATCGGTACTATCTTACTTAATGTTATAGTAGCTTCAACCTCAATTTTCCTACTTGAATTTGATTTTATATTCCATGGGGAATGATCATTATGTTCCACTCCTTCTGGATAATATCCACTTTCAGTCATTTCTTCTTTTTCTTTAAGTTCGTATCTAGGTTATTCTCCTTAATCAACCTCCTAATAATCACGTCCTTAATGTTCTTCGGGATGCTGATATGCCTCCCTTCACTATTTATGTAAATAGAATGGCTTCCATTACATCTATCATAATAGAAGCCATTACTCTCTACCATTTTAATAAATTCTCTCCTTGTATATTGTTTTCTTTGCATGGAATCTTTTTAAAATCTACAAAATTCCTCTCATCTTTAGTAAAATCTCTACTCCATTCCAATCCACATAGGGTAATGTACTATATTCATCATGCTTTAGTGGTATTCCAAGAGCACTATCATCTATATAAATATGTGCAAATATCTTTTTAGAGGAAGTCCAATTATGTTGGGTAGGATTTTCATTGACACCATATAGAGGAATCTCGTTTTTACGAAACCAATCAATAGCTTCCTGAAGAGTATCCACAAGTCTAACACCCTCATTGGTAACACATTTATTGTTACAGTGACTCCTCATAGTATATAAGATAATTTGATGTTCTTTCTCTACTAGTTTTCTCAATACAGGTATTGCACCTATATCTTTACCTATTTTAGGGAACTCATGAGTTACACAAGTTCCATCAAAATCTACTGCTATTACCATCTACTTCCCTCCTTCGTTACTAGTTAGATATTCTATTTCAAATTCAGATTTAGGAATCTCAAAGCAACAGTGAGTCCCAAATTCAACCCATCTTAGTTTATATCCCAAGGATTCAAGCCTTCTAGATAAAGGTGCTTTAGTACTAATGATATTCACAAACTTATTATTTCCCATATAGTTTAATCCATTATTTCCTGTACCGTAGACTTTCCCTATCTTAGACAAATTAGGTCTACCAGGCTTATAGTAAAGCCCAGTAGCCTTGTGTTTCATTTTATACGGAATCATTACCAGTTTCTCTTTTATTCAACCACATCACAGTCATTATAGCATAATTAGCAAGATCCAGAAGGGTATCTTTAATAGACTCATTCTTAACCATAGCCTTCTTATTAACTAATGACTCCAGTCTATTCATCTTGTCTCCCATCCTTACTAGACCTGCTATAAGTCCAAACTTATTAAGAGAACAATCAAAGGAATTACCATAATCATGATTCTTAGCTGCATAAGTCTTAGCCATATTAGTAGTTATGTCCATAAAGGAATCTACACTACTGTCAAGTTCTGGTCTTTGCCCTAAGATTTTCAGTTCATTCATTACAGACCTTATAGGATTTAAAGCCTCTATAGATACTCCTGCTCTTATAGCATTTTCAAGTTTATCTATAAGATCTTTATACACTTTATTAATTTTTACCATTTCCTTAATTTATTTTTTTTTTACTATATTATCTTAATTAATGAACCCAGTAGGTTGGAAGAGGACCATTGTCATCAAGATATTCTCTATAGCTCTTTGGTAAGTCCTTTATTTTATAAGACTGATTAGTTCTAATATTTACTAGAACATCTTCCCCCATAGAGGCTATAATATCACCCTTAACCATAATCTTCTCTCCATTGAATTCAAAGTCTTCTATACATAACTTATGTCTAGACACATCTGCATCCAACTTTACCCTATGGACAAAATATGCTCCAGATTTAACCATTATATCATACAGTACTTTAGCTATATCTTCTGCTATCTCTTCTGGAGCTTCGCAGTTGATTTCCACATATGTTACGAATATGTCGATTCCACATATTCTCTTTAGATTTCTCTAAAGGTCGGACTATATCTTATAAAAATCTCCACATATAGGCTAGTTGCCCATTGGTTAGATTTCTATCAGTGCTTTTCAGCTGCTCTTGCAGCTTACTCCATTTCTGGATAGTCTCTGAACTCCATAATTTATAAGAGTAACAATTAATAGGATATTTAGCTAATATAGAATGAATAATATAGGCTCCCTCATATTTATTTATTCCTAAATAATATAATGGTCTGCTATGATTATTATCTACTCTTACTTTAGCTTTTACTCCTATACTCTCAAAGAAAGGAATAAATACATTTTCTTGAATATTCAGAGAAAATTTCTGAGTATTAAGGTTGTAATATAAGTCCCTCTTATGAAGGCTCCCATCATCATAGAACCACAATGCTAAACCTAACTCATCAAGATTACTCACTACTTCTTCTATAGGGAGTTCCTTGATTAATTTAAGTGAAAACCAAGCTCCTCCATAATAAGTATATATGGGAGTTTGGTTATAACCATTGCTGTCTACATGATTTATTTTGCCTTTACCAATTAATTGTTTTTTATACTCTAAGTATTCCTTATGCTTACAATTGGATGTATATATAGTACTACCACTATTAGTAGTAGATATGCAACCATCCCCTAATATAGCAGTAAGAAAAACCTGAGTTTGCTCTCTTGTAAAATCATAAAGCTGCTTATTGCCTATTTCTCTTAAGTTACTTAAAATCATATTTAATACTTTTACTAGTTTATTATTACAATAATTCAGTGATTAAATCTTTAAGGGTTTCAAGCAATTAACACTGTTTTACTACAACAAAATTACTTATCGTAGGGTGTTACAGTAATTAACACCTTGAATAATAAGTCATTACGTCTTAAGTATTCAAAAAAGTTTATCATGCTTACCTTATAACACAATGCTCCAGTATGCTGTATTCTGTAGTTGATAGATTGCTTCTCAGAATCTACTTTCCTCTTGAAATACTCCTTAACCATCCTTACTGTATCACAGTCAGGAGAGCTAATCTTCATATCCCTATAATAATCCCAAAATCCAGGTTCTTTAAATCTAGCTCTTACCTTAGCCATCCAGTTAAAGTCGTAGATGTAAGCCTTATACCCAACTTTAGGATTAAGGAGAATATAACCTTTCTGCATAACATCTTTTCTACAGAAGTCTTGATAAGTTTTAATACCTCTAAAACCCGACATATAAGCATTATATATCTTCTTAGCCTCTTCTATAGGTATTCCCTTATTATTAGATATAGTATTAGCATCACCTCCATAATTAATAGCAAATTCGATACCTTTAGCCTCATTCCTAAGAGAATGATACTTTTTCTTTATCTCATTTATAGGGATATCTCTAGGTATTTCTTTATAAGACATATATGCAGTCAAGCTATGTATATCTCCACTACCATGAATAAGCTCCTCTATAATTGCCTTATCATTAGCAATATCAGCTAAAATATAAGTTTCTTGACCAGAATAATCAATACTTACCCACTTGTTACCATCCTCAGCTATAAAACAAGCTCTAGTTTCAGCATCAGCAGGCATATTAAGCATGTTTATATACTCAACCTTAGCTGACTTGTCCTTACCACCTGAGCTTATCCTTGCTGTATCCGTGCCCAATGAATTAAAGTTGGTATATAGCCTTCCAGTATCCCTATCTATCTGTTTAAGTACATTTGCCCCATAGGTACTGCACAGCTTCTTCATTTCCTTATACCTTATATATAAGGGAACAAGACTGCACTTATCTTTCTGAGGACCTAGTACCTTAGCTCCTATACTGTCCTTATCCTCATCATCTTCTTTATCCAGAGCAGTGGTATCGACTCCATATTTCTTGAATAAGGGGATAACTTGTTTAGGACTATTCCAATTGAGAGTTACCTGTGGTTCAATATTAAAACCTGAAAATAGATTACCTTGCCTATCTATCTTAATGTATTTTGAGTCAGGCTCATGCTCTATAAGCCACTTATCCATTTCACTTTTGATACTATTAAGAACAGATTGATCATGTTCCATCTTCTTTTGCCACCTATCTCTATCTATTCTTATACCACAATAGCACATGTAAGCAATAGGAAGTATAGCCTTATTTTCATACTCCATGGCAGTAAGAAGTCCTTGCTTCTCCAATTGTTTCAGTTGTAATTCTCGTATCTTCTCAAGGTACTTTACATCATTAGCAGCATAAACTATAACATCTCCTGTAAGGCCTTTATAGATGATTTGTCCTCTTATAGACTTATCCAGTTCTATTCCAAGGTACATTTCACCTAACTTCTTCAGATTCATATACAAGATATACTTAGCTTTCGAGCCTTTCTTGCTAGGGTCTGCTGGTATATAGTCATACCTAGAACACTGTATTTTATCCCATACTTCTGGACTTAGTACAGTAGGGTAACCCAACCACATTAATTTCTCTGCTAGAAATAAGTCATAGACATTACGAGGAACTATATGATATTTATAAAGCCACTGTAGGTCAAACTTAGCATTATGAAATAAGAAAAGCCTATCAGATTCAAGATAGTTTTCATATAAAGTAATATCTGTAGTAAGACAATCTATTACTACTTGAAAATCAAAGCACCCTAATTGCAATGACAAGAGCTTATCCTTATGACAACTTAATCCACTAGTCTCGGTATCAACTCCTACAATTCTAAGAGGTTTAAGTAGGGATAGACTCTCGTCTACCCCTATTATTTTGTACTTCTCAGGTTCAAATAATTCTATATTTTTCGTAACTACATATATCATTATTCAAATATTATAATATGTCCATACCCTATTGAATAAATAATAGACTTAACAACTGCTCCAGCTTCTTTCAGGAACTCTCCTTCTATTATCATAGGACCTCCTGGTGGGGAAATAAATCTCTTAGTCTCCTCTACATATCCAGATTTCACATTTATATAATCGTGCTTCAATACATAGGTTTTGGAATCTTTTCCACTCATATTCTTGAGTTTTCTTAGACAATTATCTATTCCTCCCCTAGAATTAAGTTTTATTATGTTATCCATTATTTCATATATGCTATCAAGTTTTTGAAATCAATGACATACTTATATTTTTCAAAGAATCTACTTCCTAAGATTCCATGGAGTTGTACACCGGATTCTTGCTTAATCACCTTGAATGCTGCATCTAAATCAGCCATACTGAACTCTTCTTCGAATTTTTTCCTTTTATATGTTACTGTAATTTTGCAAGAGCCAGTACTAACTTCATTTCCTTCAAATCCTACTACGCTAGATTCCCTATCAATGATTTCATGGTCTAGAAGAGGTAAAACAGAACTGTTTATATAGGATAAATTACTACCTGTGTCCAATAGAAAATTTAATTTCTTTCTATTACAGTTAAATGTTGCTACTGGTAGCTCTGTTAAATCCATAGATTCTTTAAAGGAGATTTTACTATTGTTTCTATTCCTTACTTCCATGATGGTATTAGCAATAAAAGCTACTGCTAATACCATTAATATCACGATTATTATATCTAATATCATGCCTCATAATTTTTTTTTAGTTATTATCTAAGTCCAGTGGAACCAAGACCTCCTCTTTGTTTTCCTTCCAGATTCTCTACCTCAACTAATTTTATTCCAGAACTTAATAGCCATTTTAACTTCTGCCATATAGAAGCATGTTGGCTAAGTCCGATTTCAAATTGACAGATTCTGTCCCCCCTTTTAATAGAGGTTTCTCTCAATGGGGAGCAGATATAGTTCCACTCATCCTCTTCTCCTTTATAGAGATTATCTACAAAACCCAAACCATTAGGGATAAACAATCCTACCTTTCTAGGTGTGCTACTCCTTGACAGTATTTTAGCTGTAAATCCTTTTGGTAATTCCATAGCTACCCCAAGTGGCACATAATAAGTTTCCATTGTTACATTTCTATATCCAACTTCATTTCCATCTTGATCTACTCTTCTCTTGAGAGTGCCTGATTGAGGGGCTGGAATATTCATATTTACAGCACTTCTTAAATCAATACAGTCTCCAAGTTTATTAATTTCAGGCATACAACCATCTACTAATACTTTTACCTTTATCTTAAGTTTCATATTTATTCTATATTTTTTTATTATTAAAACAAATAATTATAATCTACTATATGAGGAGGAGTCAAAGCTCTCTTCTTTTTAAACATAATTTTATTTCCTGTCATAAAAGAGATGCTATCTACGTTATATCCTATAGTTTCAAGGTACTCCTCTACATTATCTATTTTATTAGCCACCTCTTCTGGTATTTTTATACAATCCACGGTGGAACTTTGATGATCCAATACTACAATTTCCATAATTAAATAGTTATTAGTTAATCACATCTTGAATAACCACAATTCATGCAGTGTGTACAACCTCCATCTCTAACTAGGTTTCCTCCACACTCTGGGCACACTTCTCCTTTAATCTCTGAAGATTTAATATACTTGGCTAATATTCTACACATGGCAGAACTGAAGGAAGTTATATTATCATTTACTTTTTTGGCTGTTTTAGTAATAAATTCAATGCTAACTCCATGTCTTAATAGCATTGATGAATACAAAGTAGCAGCTTTCTCCTCTATATTAGTATTAGCCAATTGTAAATCAGATAATTGAATAAATTTACTATCAAAGCTGTAATGCATTTTACCCTTCTTGATAATCTTTCCTTTGTGGGGAGGAATATCGATAGGTCTCAGAGGTCTGAATGCAAAAACCTCATAAGGCTTCCCTTCTAATAGTCCTACAAGAACGATAAATTGCTCCCCCTTTACTCTGACTTGATGATAGTCAGCCTCGAGCTCTTTAGGTCTTTTAGGAGCCTGTCTATTATCTATTATAGCAGGCTTTTCTATCTTATTCAGAACTCCTTCTCTGCAGCCATCTCTGTATATAGTTTGTCCTTTGTTTCCAGTCTTCCATGCTTCTATATAGATATCAGCAATTTCTTCCTCAGTAATTTCTTTTGGGAGATTTATAGTAGAACTGATGCTATGGGTAATATATTTCTGTATAATACCCTGCAACTTAATTCTCTGTCTCCAATTAATTTCTGATGCGGTAGATCCATAATAAGGACTATCCTTGAAAGCTATTTTGAGATACTCTATATCCTGTAACCTCTCCAGATATTCATTACTATTAAAGTTACCTCCAAATGTAGAAAAGCAAAGCCACTTTGCTAGATTAGGATGAACCACGGTAAATAGGGTATATTTCTCCCCCTTCACATCTGTGTAGTCGGCTCTGTCATTAGGAGACATACATTTTCTTTTTCTTTCATAGAAAGGTAAAAACACAGGTTCAATACCAGAAGAACATTGAGCCATAATACTCACAGTACCTGTAGGTGCGACGGTTGACCAGCTTATATTCCTTCGACCATAACATCTCATTTTAGCAGTTGTTGAGGTGAAATTTTCATTAATGAAATTATACCACTCATTCTTACCAAAAACAAGTGATTCTTTGGTTTCAAACTCCTTGGATGCATCCCAGGCTGGGAATGCTCCTCTTTCAATAGCCATATCTATTTGAGCATCAAACTGACCATTGAATATAATCTTCATCAGTTGCTCTACATTTTCAATACCCTCGTCAGAGTCATATTTCAATCCTAACATAGCTATGGCATCTGCTAACCCAGTAAACCCAAGACCTGCTCTTCTACCTCTTCTAGTAGTCTCCTTTATCCTATTCCACAGATTAAATTCTACAAAATCTTTTTCATCTTTAACTACATTTATGATTTTATCTATGGCTTCCAGTTCAAGATCTACTAAGTCATCTGCTAATCTCATAGCTTCATAAGAATGTTTGTAGAGTAATTCTTCATTGATATGTGCCATATCTGTAAATGGATCTACTATGTAACTTGTTAAATTAATATGAATTAATCTACAACTATCAAAGGGACCCATTGGTATTTCACCGCAAGGATTTGTCCCGATCATCTTAAATTCTTCATAAACACCATCAGGAGCATAATTATGCATGGTACTTTCAAATATTATTCCAGGTTCTGCAGTATTATATGCACAATGCATTAGAGTATTCCATAATTTTCTTGCTTTAATCTTTTTCAGATAAACCCTCTTATCAACGGAAAGAGATTCTCCAATACAAAGCAACTTGTCATATTCCATCTCCTCTAGTTGTGATGGACTATAGTTAGTATATACTGGCCATCTAAGCAAATAATCCTTATCATCAACTACTGCTTTCATAAATTCATCTGTAACCTTCACACTGATATTAGCACCAGTCACTTTAGTAAGATCTTGTTTCTTAGTGATAAATTCCTCAATATCAGGATGATTTATATTTATACTTAACATTAAAGCTCCCCTACGGCCTCCTTGTGCTACCTCATTAGTAATATCAGAACATACTTCCATGAAAGAGGCTGCCCCTGTAGATACCTTTGCAGCATTATTTACTTTAGTTCCTCTTGGTCTCAAGTTGGATAGATCATAGCCAACACCTCCTCGTCTTTTCATAAGTTGAACCTGTTGACTTCTAGTATTCATTATGCTAGAATAACTATCTTCTGGAGATCCTATTACAAAGCAGTTAGATAAAGAGACTAATTTTCCTGTGCCTAATCCAGACATGACAGAACCTCCAGGGATTACATACTTAAATCTTTTAAACAATTCGTATATATCCTCCTCTTTTAGCTCTTTCCTATTATATCCATAAGAGGATAACATTAATTTGTCCTTTTGACTGATAGAAGTATTATCTGCATATTCCCTCTCTATTCTACCAAATTCCTTAGCAAGTCTTCTATGCATATCATCAGGAGTTCTCTCTCCTTCCATAGCATACTTGTTTTTCCATGTAGAAGCTGCTAACTCATCTCCATTAAAGTAATTTAATAAATCATTCATTATTTAACCAATCTGTTATCATGTTAGTTTTTGAAATATTTATAGGATATTCTACATTATTAGTAGAATAATGGTGGAGCTCTGATACTATCTTACTCCAATGCCTACATAAGTATTGCTTGTTTCTTCCATAGATGTGATCTTCAAATCCAACAGTATCCTCATATATCCATATGAGAGGTTTTTTATTATATTTATTGATTACTATAAATCTGTAATCTAATAATCTATAATTCTTATAAAGATCATCCTTATCTAGAGTTTGCCTTATAAGATACCAATAAAGCTGAGCTTGTATCCAATAATTCCAGTCTATAAAAGATTTATAAAATTCCCATTCATTCTTTCCAGATGTTTTTAAATCACAAGGTATAATGGATTTATCCTTATGATTAACTACTAGTAAGTCCGCCATACATCTCAATGGGATCCCATTCCATTCTCCTTTGAACTTTAATTGATAAAACCTCTCTATTTCAGGATTAAATGGGTTATTAGGTTCAAAGTACCACTTAGTCATTCTATGTGTTTTCAATACTTCTACACATTCACAGGCACTTATGTAATCTTTAGTTGATACTAATGTTTTATCTTTGGATAAAAATAATAGAGAGTAATAATCTCTACACTCTTCTTTTATCTTTCTTATTCTATAGGAGGCATACTTAGGATTGGAATAATATCCACAAGATTCCCCAATACTTGATATAATACTGTCTGGTATTTGCTCTATACTACTATAAGATTCATGGCATGTATTGAATAGCATTTTGGCTACCTGAGCCAGAGAGTCACTAATGTTAGGAAGTTCAGCTACCTCATATCTTTTATTGAACTCTTCTTGACCATCTGTAAGAAGAGTATCTACCATACTACCAAATAACAAAGAAGGAGTCTCTACTTTATCATATAAATTCCTCAAACCATTAAATCCTTCTCTGTTAAATCTAGCTATAGTGGAATAAGAATAGGCTTGATCGGACCTATATTCCTCCTCATTTACTTTCCACGAAATATCATATAAAGACTTCATAATCCGAATTATTAAAATCATTGGGCAATTCAAGCCTCATTAAATACACATCTACTTCAGATTTGAGTATATGTAAACCTTCTAGATCAATTTTAGCATATTCTGGTCTTGGGTGTTCACTAGTCACATTCTTTTTTACTTTAAGTATTGCCGAATCTACTAACTCTTTTAATGAAGAGAAATCTCGACTGTCTAAGAATTTGTAACCCAAGTTAATATCTTTTTCAGGAAGTAAACTAATTAATTTTCTAATTCTCTCTACTGGTGTACTATTCATAATTCTTTATAATTTCTATTGCTTGAAGAAGCTGTTTCTTAGTATATACCTCAAAATAAATAGATTTCTCTCCTTTTTCTAGGTGTAATCTATCTAGGTAATGCAGAAACATCTTCTTTTTAATATAGAATACATCATTCTCTATCCCTTTGGCTTCAATATACACATTGAGATTATTATACTTAAAATAGAAATCTGGAGTATATCTAATACCTACCAATTTTCCAGTCTTCTGTACTAGCATCCTCGATGGACAATTATTTACCCCCTCCTCAAGTCTCTTGGCTACCTGTCTATCTGTCTCCTTATCATAATAAGGGGTTATTGGTTGGAACCCCTCCCATAAAGTAAAAGTCTTAGGCTCATATTGAGGATTGAATCCATGTTGCAGAAGGATATTATAAAATCTCTTCTCTATAACACTCTTAAAGGTAATGCTACTATCCTTGCAGACAGTAGCATTCCTTATCTTTTTATTTGCAGTTTTCATTTAAAGTCAAAACATTCTTGCGTTAGCAAATTTTGAAGCTCTTCCAATAATCCAAGAGCAATTTGGGCTTCTCTGGCAGATCTGAAAGCAGCGAAGTTTTTGTAATCCTTGATACATCCTTTTCTCAGGTTATAAACTTTCATACTAATTATATCTACCATATATATGTCAGGGCTATTACTAATATGATCTTCATAATTGGCATCTAGATCGATAGCTATTTCCCTTAAGAACATAGTATATAGTGAAGCTGGACAAATATTAAGTAAGGTAAAAAGGAATTCCATAGAATTCTCTTCATTTAGACTGGATTTTTGGCATATTTTCCTAAGATAATACTCTACATCTTTTTCAGATTTAAGGGGTCCTTCTTCTAGATCTTCTCTCTCTACTATTAAACCTTTTTTAATTAGTTTACTTATGCTATTAGAAAGTACAATAAATTCTTGAATTACAGAAAAGTAATCTCCCCTACGTACTCTTCTTATAACGTCACCCATTTTTACTTCTTCACCTGCTTTAGTGTAATACCTTTTCTTATTCATATTTTTCTGTTTAATGTCAATATTCTTCATACCATTTTATGGAATACCCATAAATATCTCTTAATTTTTTATCTATTTCATCAAATAGATAATGAGGCATCTTTGTCCCACTCCTTGCAAAGTATGCAGGATGCTCAATTTTTAAAATGTGATTAAATCTTTTATTAATATATAGATCAAATGTTTGAGCTTGCTTACCGAATAATACATATATAATGGAACAAGAACATTCAGATAGATTCTTTAATAGTTTGGCTATGAATGGTCTCCAAACCATGACATGAGAACCTATTTTATTCATCTCCACTGTGAGGGCAGAATTAATCATTAATATACCCTGCTTGGCCCAACTCTCTAAAGTTTGGTCAAAGATAATATTATTGTGGGGAATTTCAAAATCTATTACTGCTTCTTTTATCACTTGAAGAGAAGGAGATAAATTCTCTTCTAAGACTTCCTTCCTATTTCCAAATAATACACCAGTGGCTATTCCTTTCTGGGGATAAGGCAATTTGTTACCCTAACAGCTCTTTATCTGTTAGTTCTATATGTTACCATATAGTTCGGACTATATCTTCATTGTTTACAATGCAGGGCACTCGTGTCAGGTTTATTATTTGAGCTATTCACCTGTTAGTCTCTGAACCTTCTACATACTTTTATGCTCTTCTGTAGCTTGGCTGCTGATTGACTCATTAAGTTGTTCCAGCAATTCACCCTGTTTATCCAGAACCCTTCTTTTACTATAAGTAATTAATTTATACTGCATAGATGGAATAACAAAATCTTTAATCAGCTCTACAAATTTAGGAAAATCCTTAGCTTGCAGATACATACTATTATCATGCTTGCCTACAGTAAAATGTAAATCAAATTTATCTAATAATATATTAGCTAATAAAGATTGTTCTTCTAAAGTAAAAGAACAAGTAGATAAGATACATGAATTTTTAGTTACATAACCATCGTCCATATACCATATAGCTAAACCTAAAGTATCCATATCTTTTACAAATTCTTCAAAAACTCTTTTATGACCATTAGAATCATAGTATTTTAATCTTATATTTGTAAAGATAGGATGTAATCTAGATTTAAATCTATACCCTACTAATTCGTGTGAATATCTTTTATTATTTATATGATACTCAACTATAGGAGATACTAAATTATACTTATTTAGTATATTCCATTTATACTCAAGATATTCTTTTTGTTTTTCAGAATGTGCTATACTAAGACACATATTCTTAGTTTTACTTCCTACTGAACAAAAACATCCATCTCCTAATAAACTTCCTATAAGAAGTTGTTTTAAGTCATTACCCATTTCTAAATCTTTATGATTCTTCATACTATCAAAATTTTTAATAGTACAAAGATAAGGTATTTGACCTAATATTACAATACTTTAAGTAAATTATTTATAGTTACTTATTAAAATCCTGTCCCAGAAACACTACCTTCAAATCCTCGAATAGACATAACTTAAAAGCCCTAAACACATCAGTTTGCTTAGGGCATACAGACTTTATCATATACTCCTTAGATAATATATTCATTACATGATTAAGCTCTACTTTATCAATGACCTTCATCCAACCTCCAAAATATTCTTCTGTCGTCATTCCAGTGCTAGTAAATCGTCTATATTATTTTCTAAAAGATTATTTAGAGATTCATTTATATCTTCACCTTGAGGTGGAGGAATAGTCTTTATGAACTCTTCAGCATTATCTATTTTAACTTCCACTTGGCTTAGGTATCCATAATCTGCCAATTCCGAAAGGAATGCAGGAATAACCCTTTTAATTATATGTTTCTCTAATATACCTGGTCTATCTAACAAGAATAGTGTCGGAGACACATGTACTACTATCTTTCTAGTAGGAGCTAACCTGCGATCCTTCAATACGTAACAGGAGTTAACCATTAGTAACATATTCATGCATCTATCTAATATTATTCCTCTGCATCCATAGTACACCTGATCTTTACAAGACACTTTACTCAAGGAGAATGAATCAAATAAGGCTCTAATTAATGAGCTATTTCCTAATGCAGTATTCTCTTTTGAGTTTAAGAACACAGGAGTAACTATTCTACATTTTCTTGACAACAACTCATCTAACTTACTCCCAGATAGTTTAGAGAATCGGCTCCTCAGTATAGTGGGAATCTCTATATTCATATCCTCTTTTAGAGTAGCTTCAACAAGAATTCTATACGGGTTTGTATTGTTAATTCCATATAGTGGAGGGGCAGATACTGAGGGTCCACTAATTAATATTGCTTTGTGTAAGTCCTTTATATATTTTCCTGAAAAAATCATCATGATATAGTTTTAAAATACATAGTTTCTGCATTATATTCAGTATAGAACGGAAGGTCCCTGTCTATAAGTGGATTACATTTATTTGCTATAAAATTGACAAACAAATTAACTATAACGGATCCAATCATATTAGCCATAAAAGTAGTTTGTTTATAACTGCATACAGTAGGATCGGCCTCAAAGTCTGAGAACAAATAAGGTTCATATCTTCGTATATTATCCATATCGTCTCCTTTTATACAGAACACTTGAAATTCTTCTGCTGCCAATCTGCCATCTATAAACAGACATTCTTCTCGTCTTTCTTTGGGTAATTCTAACACCTTATCAGTCCAATTCTTAAAAGCATCTTTTCTAGCTTTCATATTATCGAACCCACAAATAGTTATTCCAGTTATGGTTGAAGAGGTATCCAGTTTTTTAGTTAAAGCTGAAACACTATAATAGTCTGAATAATTTTCTATCATATCTGCTATAGCATTTGCCTTATAAAGACCTATTTGAGACTTACTATATAACTGTCCAGACAAATTAACTGTTTCTACCTTATCTGGGTCATATAAAGTTAGTGACCTGACATCCATTCTAGATAACATAAATACTACATAGCTTCCTATCCCTCCTAATCCAGCTACAGTAATATTTTGCTTAAGTATCTTATCGAACCAAAGGGCAGAGCTAAATCTCGATGTTTCTTCTTTTATTAATAAGGTCTCAGAATTTTCAGGAATTTTATCTATAACCAAATCCTGATCTATTAGTGCAGATATTAACATAGAATGTTCTTCTTCATTAAGATAAAATCTACTACCTTCTACAGTAATTTCACTAACAAATTCTCCATCCATAATAACTTGCCTAATACTGGAAATAGCCTTTCCTTTGATTAACTCTATTAAGTCTCCTACAGGTAGTGATTCATTAGTGTTTTGATCTAAGCTTTTCATATTATCATTTCTCCTTTAAAAAATATAATCACTTAATATTTTAATACATTCTTCTATGTATATATTACTATCAAGCTTCTCTAATTCTTCTTTGATTGCAGTAGCACATAATGTAACTATCTCATCATTATCCACTCCTTGTCCAACCAAATCCTCATCTATTGTATACCAACACAGGAATTCTATAAATCCTTCAGCCCACTTCTTGAACATCTCCAGTCCTTCTTCTCCCTTCCCAAATCTTCTTTCATATATAGGTATCATTCCTGCTACCCAAGATTTTATATTTATTTTACTTTCTCTAGGGATAACCACACTTCCTGTTACCAATTGAAGGGTTAAAGACTTTGCCAGACCTTTATTAAAACTATACTTCTTTGTATCATCTCTAAATTTTAAAGTCTGCTGTCTCTGACCTAAATCATCTTCTTCCATTAGATTATATATATCCTTTTGTGTCAATGGTTCAAACTTGGAAAAAGGCTTATACGTGTGAAGAGGAGGATCAAATCTACTATTTATTTTCTGAATCTTAGACTCCTCTATCTCTTTAAGTCTGGATTCTAACTCTGTATATTCACTACACCCTTCTACTTCTATATCAAGATAGTAATATTCCAATTCCTCAGTATTAGTTCCTTCAAAATTTCGAACTTCCTTGATTTGGGTGTTACCAAAACTAGGATAGCAGAAACTTTCCACAATACACTTGTTAACCAATCTTCTAGTTATGGCTGCTGTATAATTCCCTCTATTATTAACTATTAAGGAAACAAAGTGATTTCTATCCAATCCTTCCTCTTTCAGAGTTCTTATATCTGTTCCACTGAAGAAGGTATCCATGTTATTATGTGAATGGATTAATCCCATATGACAATCTAGCAGCTCAGGGTTGTTCGCTACATAACTGCATACATCAGGAGACATATCAAACTCCGTATAAGCAGAACTTCCGATATCCATAACACATATATCTTCACATTTTATGATTAGACTTCTATCTTCAAAGGATCCCTCAGATGTAAAAAATAGAACTCCAGACCACTCATCTTTCCATACCTTTCTACATATGTATCTTATTTTTTCTTCTACTTTCTTCGGTATTATCATTTTATAAGTAGTAGAATTCTTGGTCATCTGAATTATTTGTTCCTCTGCTTTTTTCTGACTCATCTCTGAGACTTGATTTATTCCTTCCATATTTACAATTTACTAATTTTAATATTCTATTCAATAAAAAACCTATTATATCTGGATTTAAGATGGTAGTAACATAATTATTAATATTATCTCCTTCTGTTATATGAACTACTACTTCTTTCCCCTTAAATGTGCCCATCACTCCTAGATTAGATCTATTAATCTCTAAAACATCCCGGGTATTAGTAATTCTGTAAATACTATCCTTAAATACAAATACCTTGGTTAAAATATTTTCTAGAGACTCTTCCTCTTTTCTTATAATTCCTTTTTGATATATATATCTTCCTTTGGTATTAAACCAAGTGATAAATTCATTACTTACTAGTAGTATAAATTTCGTTATATTCATACCAATAGAGTAACCCCCATTTTTGTAATTGAAGATAAGTTTTTTCTGTTCTATGAAATATTTAATGAAATCATAAACCATAGGCTTCAAACATGATGGTATATATACCGAATCATTAAGACCGATATGATCTGTTTTAACACTTCTGTTAGAAGCCACCTCCTCTAATCTCCTATAAGGACCTCCACTTAGGGATTCTGTTGCTACATACTTCTCCAATTCTACACAAAACAGTCTCCAAATATCCAAATCATAAAGAACATTCAAGGAATTTACTGTATTTCTTATAGGACCACTTCCCAAACATACTTGAAGAAACTCTTTAGGGTTCCTCTTTGGTATTCCACATACATGGGAATGCATATAGTCACAAAAATACTGTGTCATTGTATATTCCCCTCTATTAAGAAGGAAGGATCCTACCATAGTACCGTCCATATCTATTGTTACTTTGACATATAGTTCAGTAATATCTATAAAATGATCATATTCATTACTAACTCTTACTTCTGGGAAATATACTATGATGTGAGACTGTATCTTACTCCCTAATTTCAATATTACCTCATCCAGAAGATCCCTAATGCTAGGGATACTACTTAGAATTTCATCAGGTATGTCCTTTATTAATTGTATATTAGACATTTTTTTCTTTAACCTGGATGACTCCTCAGTGCCCAGTGCTGTTTCAATACTTATATTATCATAAGTTTTCGAGAATTCCTCTTCTATTTCTGAAATGGTAGGAACATCTTGTAAGTCTACCTTATCTTCTCCAAAGAAATCTTCGAATATTTCTAATACACTTGTTATATTTCGTAAACGTTCCTTACATATTGCTTCTATAACTTTCCTAGTTTTTTCCCCTATCATATCATATAATAAAAAAAAAGCAGGTAAGAAGAATCTTACCTGCTAGTAAACAAACCTTTATCAAACAAAATCAAACATTTCATCAATCTCATCATCTGAGTAGGTGGAGAGCTCTTTTTTTGGCTTTACAGTGTTAGAGAAGTACTTACCATTAAGAATATTAGTAGCCTCCTCTCTTTCCAAAATTTCAGCATCTACCAAAGAGTCTAATAGGCATTTAATAGAGGTTTTCAATGAAGTTACTTCTTTCTCTAAATCACCTTTAGGAGCTTCTTTCTTAGATGTAGAACCGTGATGCTCTTCAACCAGTTTCAGAAGATCTTCAGATTTACACAGAGTATAATTTTTCCCGTACTTTCTAATACAGGCATCCTCCAAGTGATATTCTTTTATACTATTGTAAATCTCTTTTCTATTTACAGCTCCAGATCTAATCTTTTTATTAGGAGAAGTCAACATGAACACAAGCTCATTAGTAGTCTGTCCTTTATAAAGGACATCATGAGGAAGAATAGAATCATTATTGATTAATTCAGTTTTTGAAAGTCCTTCATAGAATGTCATGTCATGATAATTTACGCCTGATCTATCCAGATCTCTCTTCAGTTCCCCTAATGTAGTAGCACTAGACATAATTACTTTTTTCTCTTGTGTTCTCGTAGATACGATTGTGATTTTTCTTGCTTCCATAATTAATTTTATTAAATGTTTTTTTTTTTTACTTTTTTTTTCTTTTATTTTTCGAATAATTCTTTCATTATTTTAATGAAGTCATTCTTGTCTTGAAGAGAATGATAAAGGCCTGATATATCATTATCTCCTTCGAATTTAGGTAATATCAAATTAGTAAATCCTGTGGATTTAGCCAGTTTCTCCCCATCTATAAGTCCTGCTTCATCATTATCAAATAATATGAATATCCTTTTATACCTTCTTTTAAGCTCATTAATAGCTGTGTTGCTTATTCTATAGCCTTCTCCCTGAACAGCTAAGGATGGAATTCCGGTATTAGCCCATAAGCAAAGAGCGTCTTTTACAGAAGAACATATGCATACTGAATCTCCATATTCAGGTATTTTTGTCCACAAACTAATTACAGACAAGTCATGTTTGTTACTCCATTTATAACCATCTTTGTTAAATGGTTGGTAAATCTTCAAAGTAACCTTTCCTTCTTTACGTTCTACATACGCATAGGCATATTTATCTGCTGCATACACTCTTCTCACTCCATCCTTTATCACGATCTTATGAGATATAGGATAAACATCAGCATATTTTAACCATTCCAGACTCACTCCAAAGGATTCCCAGTACTCTATATCATGTTTCCTCCACTCTCTTATTTTGCATTGTAAGTCAATTGACTTATTATAACTTTTAGTAGTAATTATACTGCAGGAATTATAAGGTCTTATATTAGAATTATTAGAGAATCTAAGCATATCCTTATCTATTCTTTCTAAAACTTCTACATATGATATCCCCCATAGTTTAGACAGAAGGTCAAATAATCCTCCTCTGTCTCCTGTAGATAAATCAACATAAAATATTCTCTTTCCATCTCTAGAGTATAACCCAAAAGAAGGTCTTTTATCTTCTCTGAGAGGAGAATTTATTATACAAGGTATTTCAGTGATACCCAAATAAAAGTATAGAATACTAGATTCTGTTGTTTTCTTCAATATGTCCTCTAAGCTAATTGAAGATCTTCCAGAAATAAATGGCATATTCACATTATTTTTCTATTTATTATTATTTATCAAACCACGGAGAGGATTGCATTGGCATGTCAAAAGGAGATCCTGTCTGGGTCAAGTCATTATTGAAGTCAGTCGGTTCTATTGTGTACTCCTTTAAATCACAGACTTCAAATTCTGTAGTAGGATAAGCTCCAGCGGCTTTTCTGTTTTGAAGTTCTTCATCCAGTTTGCTATAATCTGCTACACTATTCTTCAGGAACTTTTGAACATAAACAGCTTGATACTGTTTGCCATCTTCAGTAGTTCTTACTCCGAATAGACCTTTGACTCTGTTCTTAGGCTGCAAAGAGATTGCTTCTTTCAATTCTGAATAATCTCCTTTGAAATAATTTTCAATCTTATCCAATCTAGCTTCCGCATCAGCTTTATTAGGAAGTTCTACCACTTCTCCATTGGATTTTCTATAGGATTTATTAGGAATATTTAAATATGCCTTCAAGAATCCTGTAAGATCCTCTTCCCCTATATAAGCTGGCCTAAAATCAGCAGGTTCGAACCAATTAAGATTGGATGGAATAGTGCCAGATTTTGCATTTTCTATAGGCAGCCAAGTAGTTTCTCCATATTTATTTATTACTTGGACTTTGCTTCCATCTCTGTTATATCTAACCTCCCTGGCAATGAAGAAAGATATTTTAGTTTTCATATCAATTCCATTGCATTTCTCAGGGTCTGTCTGTACAATAAAATCTATTCTTACTTGAGGAACAGTATGTTTATCACCTTCTGGACCAACTTCAACTTCACTTAAATATGAAGGACCATCATTAATAGTGGTATTATACAATTTTTCTAGTGTTTCCTTATCAGGATTAACAGCTAATACACCTACTGAGCCTACTCCAATATACTTTTTAACTACACTACCTTCTGTAGATTCACTACCCGTAGCAAAAGCCATAAAAATCTTGTTTGTCATATTTAATATTCTCTTTATATAATGTTAATAACAATAATAATAATAATAACAATAATAATAATAAATTTTGTTTATACAAATTCTTTCAAGGTAGGTCCTTGAACATTCTGCTCTTTATCTTCATGATCTATTTCTACAGGATTTGCTACAGAAGCTACTACAGGATCTGAGAAGACTTCATCATGAATCTCATATACCTTCTTCTCCTCATTGAATACTACTATATTCGACTTTGGTTCATATTTAGTTATTTTGATGGGTTTCCCGTTTCTATCCATCTTGCCAGTGTCCTCTACTACTCTAGTTATGAGCTCTTCACTAGAATGTCCAGTAAGTATTCTTACTCCAACTTCATGACCCTCTATCTCATTGATCAGATCTTCACATTCTTTGTTCAATTCTCTTATTTGCTCCAACAATTTATTCTTCTTGGTAACTAAGGAGCTTACATTTTGTGCTACTCTTTTCACAGTAGCTAGTTGTCTAATTGAAATTGTTTTCATATTAATAAGCTAAAATTGTTTTGTTATTACTATCTCTTATTTCTACTATATTTAATTTATTCTTGTAGTACTCTAGTATTTCAGTAAAGCATCTATCCGCTACACCAATGCTAAAAAGGATTGTAATAAAACATTTTGTTAATTCTGTATCTTTATTATGTTCTACACAACAATACTCTAGGAACAACTCCATCATAGCTGTTCTAGTTAGTTTCCCTCCTGCATTGTTATTTATTATTTTAACTACGGTTTCCCTATCCATAAATCTCCTTTAACTTATCTACTATTATAGATAAATCATTAGGGATCTCATCAGGAAGATCATCCAATGCCCCAAGACTGTCTTTAGCAGGATACTCCCCGTCAAATTCTTTCACAAAGTGTTTAATGGGTTTTTTATTCTCTGCGTCATATCCTACCTTGCCAAATAGAATAATATCGAACTTACCTTCAGGTGTTATATAGTCATCCACCATCTTTCCAGTAGTCTTAAACTTATAAGAAATGGAATCACCATTTTTATCTTTATACTCCTCATAGTGGGCACAACAGATAATATTCTTATTCTCCGGGAATCCCTTAAAGGCATCAAATATAAGACCCACACCATAGCCAATCTGCTTAGGTGTCATTTTGTTACCCTAAAGGCTTTTTATCCTTTAGTTCTATAGTTTCTTGCATTGTTACCATAGTTCAGCATACATTTTCATCCTCTAATTGAGGAGTCGGATACTCTTGGATACATTATATTCTCTATATAATAGAGGTTCAGTATCTATGCGTTACACTGTGCAGTCCTTTTATCTACTGCATTTAGCACGGTATTAAGTGCTTTATCCCTTTTTCTTTTCAAAAACACTGTAGCATCTTTATACAGATAGTCAAAGATAGCTTTTCTTACTTTTATACTATAACTAAAATGTAAACTCCAATAGGGAGTGGTCTTTCTATTCTCTTTATAGATTACCCATTTTAGTTCAGGTATAGCTGTTAAAAACCTATCTTTAATTTGCTCTGCAAATTTAGGTGAGTTACAAATCATACTGAAATGTCTATCACCAATAGACCCATCTCCATCCATAAAACCTCTTATGAAATCTCTTTCATACTCCTGAGGTATATTAGGAAATTCAAAATCAGAATCATAAGTTTTTCTTGGTTGTATATTATATAAAGACCTTAAATCATTTATAAGTTCCTTATCACATATTTGAAGAATAGTAGTTTGTTTCCTATTACCACTAGGTTGATAATATCTAAGATTGTTATCAGGAGCTATCTCTCTCTGTATTAATCTTAAAATTTCATCATCTTCAGATACACATCCAAATCTCAATCTTATTAATTTACTAGGTCTGTCTTTTCTTACTGATTCTTCTATAGAACCATCAGCTACTAAATAGCCTAAAATATAGGCTTTAACTTCAGAGTCGATTATTTTAAAATAATCACTTTTGTGTTCCTTCTTATTAGGAATAAAGTCTCTCATATTATTTATATTTTGGTTGGCAAATATATAAATAATTTATGAGATATGCAATACCCTTCACCGTTTTTACCCGATTATTTTCACATAGATTGCTCTATGCAGGGACACACATTCTATCCCATCCACCCTTCATGGCATTCGCCATATAGAAATCCTGAGCAAGATAATTCATATCATCTATAATAATATTCTTATAGGGTGATTTCTTTATTATGTTAACAATTTCTGCAACCGCTGCAAATCTGTCAAGTCCTGTAAGATTATCTACCTGTACCCTATTTCCTGTAGCAAGAGTATTTATATTTATAAGTTTCTGTGTAGGTTTACCTACATTCTCTACTCCGATACTACCCTCAATCAATTTAAAGTCAGGGTTAGGAACACCTCTGCCAATACATTGGATAACATAGGTTTCTTTTGGATCAAGTCCCTTAATACCTAATTTATCCCTACCACAATAAGAAGTGGTTTTTCCAAACCCACTCTTTGCTAAAACAAGTATCTTAGCCATTCTAATTCTACTTTTTAAATTTGTTATACTTCTTATTTATTTTTCTTATTCTATAAGTGATAAAAGACTTATGTACCTTTTTTCCTCCCTTCTCTTCCTCTGATTCCAAAAAGTTATATACTTTCTGTATAGCTACCCTCTCAGTAGGTAAGGGCAATTCATGAAATACAGATGCTGCTCCATCGAAATATAAGGGGTATATATTACCTCCACTTCCACTATGTCTATCCTCTAAAATAGAGAGAAATCTTATTTTCTTTTTGAATTTGGTTATGTCATATCCCTCAAACTCTCTCAAACCATACTTAAAAGGACTGAATAATCCGAATATATAATCTATATCCCTTGAAGTTACCTTGCAATCTCCTAAACCATCCGTAGTGGGATAGAGCATATTCAACTTCCTATTTTCAATTCCTTCTTGACTTTGAGCTTGATGTTGCACAGCTACTATATGATATTCCAACTGGTCTCTTAAAGTTAGGAAGTATTTACTCATTTTCTCTATATTCTCTATCTTATTATAGCCTGACTCTCTAGATAAATTAGTAAAGTTATCTAAGATTATAACATGATAACATTCAGGGTCATTCCATTCAAAATAGTCGGAAACTTCTATATCTTTTAACTTTTCGGACAAACTATCTTTCACCTGTACAGTCTTTTTATGCAAAGTTCCCCTGGATAAAGCATATTCTCTACAGAACTTATTAATGCCCGTGGGATTTTTTACATCATCTATAAAGGTCACTATCTCTTGGAATTTTTCAATATAAGTTTTATATCTTTCAGATTCTATAAGTTCTAGTTCCCTCTCACCTAAAAGTTTCTCTTTCGATACTGACTTTAGTTGCTGGGTATCTATTCTTATATTATCCAACCTAAATAGTAAATGACATAAAAAATCGTAAAACTTGTCTGTTTTACTCATCTCTAAAGTAAAGTATAGAATCTTGAGATTATAGCTAGCATTTTTCTCTATTATATCAAATATAGGTTCATATACTAACATGTAATCTACTAACTTACTCTTTCCAACTTTTTGTGAAGCAGTTATTATACCATATCTTTTTTTCTCAAATCCAGGAAAATCATAACTCATTCTCTTGAAGGGAATAGGAATACAGTTGGTTTTTCCTTCTATGATTCTATCTCTCCTTTCCTTTAAATCCTTTATAGCTCTAGAATAATCTTCCATACATTAACTTAATTGAGTAGTCCAATCACTTCTAAGGTCGTCTGTCTGCCCTGCATTCTCAATGTAACTAATCAGCTCAGAGTCTCCCTCTACTTCTCCTGAAGCTCCTACTTTTTCCTTAAATATGAAATACTTCAACAGTCTCATATACGTGTAGTTCCCATTGAATCCTTCTACATACTTTTTAGTAGCCTGAATTATCTGTTCATCTGTATATTCATTACCATACTTTTTAAAGAATAATTTAAGCCTTCTCACAATTAAGGCTAGTCCATCTGCCCAATAATAACTTGTACCTGCTTTTTTCCCTTTAGGAAATATTGCTTTCATTTGCTGAGCTAAACTAACCAATCTGTCTTGTGGTTCTTGCTCTTTACTAGAATCTAATATTACTGAGTCTAATACTGTAGAACCTTCATTGGTCAGTTTCCATCCTATAGGTTGTCTGTACTCATCTCTATCTGCTGTAATGAATCCTTTTTCAATAAGGCCGATTTCAGCTTTCTTTAAGTCAGCCTTATTGAATATGGATAACATTAAGAGAACTTCTCCCAGGCATAAACTATTTTGGGTTATAGCCATTTCATTTAAACATATTGTAGTCATAGTTCCAGGTCCTCCAACTTGTAAATCTTAGTTATATATTTTTTATTTACTCCTTCTAGAACATTCCTAAGATATTCAGTATCTCTGGTATTTTCATAGTAGAAGATGAACTGGATAGGATCTTCAGCTCTTAAACTTCTACCAAATTTTTGAATAAATGCTCTTTCCTGTCCATCTAGTTGTACAATTATTCCAACCTCAATATCAGTTAAGTTTTGTCCTTCCTGCAACATTCCGACAGCAAATAGGTTATTTATTCTCTTACGATTAAAATCATCTATTATCTGTAAAGAATCAACCCTCTTGGAATGTATGGCATTTTGACCTCCTAATTGCTCAGCTTGTTCTATACTGGTACAAAAACATATAAGTCTTTTGTTACTTACTTTGCAAAGTAGAGACCTTACGACATCTGTCTTTAATTCCCCCAAGAATCTTTTCCTCTTTGATCCAGTTTGAAGCCATTTGTTCTTGATGAATTCTTGTCTCCTTAATAGAAATAGATTCTTCCAATATTCGAATTGATTGGACAAATAATCATATTTCTGTTGCTCACTGCAGTGTATAACTAGGGTTGCATTCGGGTATTTATTCTTATTTCTTAAATACATCCACCTATCTTGGAATAAACATTCATAGGTGACTCTATCTTCCTTTTTCCCCCACTCCTCTACTATGGTACAGGTGTAATGTTCCTTATTCAAAGACAATGGAATAAGATATACTTTAGGTTCAGGAAGCATCTTCCACTCTAATGCTTTTTTAAGTGGAATTTTCGAGACTAGAAATTCACCGAAAATTCTTGTCAGGGCTTGAATTACAGAATCAGGAAGAGTAGCAGAAAGTAATATTACATTGTCTACAGGCATACTGGATAGAATATCCATCTTTAGATCAGTACCCAGATGGTGAGCTTCATCAAAGATAATTAAATCCCAATACGTGTTTCTATATTTAGCTAGAGAGGCATAACACTCTATATTGATATTGTTGGACTTGAACTTCCATTTGGCTAATTCTACCTCCCAATTCGATTTATGAGCAGTTTCAGCTACCACTAAAAGAACCTTTAATTCTCTCTCCTTTTTTCTGCTCTGTAAATAATTAGCCATTTCTATAGCTACTCTGGACTTCCCCAAGCCAGTAGCCCATAGTAGGGCTACTCTTGGGTTCCTCCTAATTAATCTTATTGCATCTTGCTGTAAATCTTCTCTATTCATGTTAATTCTTTATTAAGAAACTCCGATATAGATCTTATCATCTTTGCAAGTCTAGGACTATTCTCTTTAATCTCCACTACCCATATCGTGCACTCATGAGGATCATCCGGGTAACTCGCTTTGACTGCTATTTGTGTTATTAGAATTATGAACCATGCTATATTAAACCACGGAACTAATAATAAGAGCCACATTATGATACGCAAAGGAGTAAGAGGGAGCCTTCTACTGGAATCCCTATCTAATCCCCAATGCTGAGAATAATAGCTAGGACCTGAAGATGTTTGTGTATAATCATATACGGTAATATTCTTCCATATGAAGCCTATTACCATCATAGCCAGCACTATAAAAATAATCATATTATTTACTTATTTTACTTATATCTAAAAATACTCCGCTGTTTCCATTAGAAGTTACTGTAGGTACAGTACCATTCCACTTTTCAATCCACATTTGTTGTAATATTTGAGGAGTTAAAGATTTGGTTCTTAGAATATTGGCTTCATACTCAGCTTGTGCTGCTATTACTTTCTTTTGAGCCTCAGCTTTGACAATAGCCAATTCATTTTCCGCTTTTTGGCTCTTTTGTACAGCCTCATTTTTACTATTTATGGCTTCTATCAGAATTTTAGGATATTGTAACCCTGATGTAAGCTGCTCAAGTTGAAAATTTTCTTCTAATAATTCCTTAGATAGTTTATCCTCTATAGCTTTTTCAAATTCTTCTCTTTTACTAACTAGTTCATCAGTAGTATAAGCATTTAATTGTATTCTAAAAGCATTTCTCACATAATTATATAGGGTAGTATTAATAACCTCTGTAATATTTACCTTTCTATATTTCTTAAATACTTCAGCTGACTTACCGTCGACTATCTTAAGGGAAATGGTAGGATCTACTACAAAAGAACTGCCATCTTTAGCATTAACGCTAAATGGAGGATAATCCACAGTTTGAACGAATGTAGGATACTCATAAATAGCAGTTGTTATAGGATTATACCATACCATTCCAGTTACTAATGTAACCTTATCAACCCCTTTGTCGTCTCCATAAAGATTGACTTTGATACCTTCATAACCTGCATCTACTCTCTCAGCACAACTAGATACGGAAAGTATTAGTAATGCAACTAGTAATCCAAAAATAAATTTACTTTTCATCTTTTTTACTTTTTAATTTTATTATTGTTAAACATTTGGTTTTGATTGAAATAATCGATAGGAATATGATAATAAAGAATCCAATTATATTCTCTACTGTATTAGATGTGGACATCATTACTAATCCTATATTAAGTATAGTAACAAATAGGATAAGCCACACTGCTAACTTAATTATTGTACTTGTTCTCATTTTTGAATAGTATTATCAAGAGTAGAATTACCAAACAGTCTGTATTCTTTCTCTTAGCTGTTTATTATTACAGCATATATAGTTAAAGAGCTTACTAATGGTTTTATATGTATCATAAATACCACATAAATCCCCTCCCTTTTCATCTAGTTCGTTTGATACACACAGCATATCCAATTTGTTCTTTGGAGCTTCCATAGTATTCAACACTTGATTAGTTAATTCGATTACAGTATTTCCTGAAGATATAAAATCATCTACCATTATGACAGGAGAATTAGTCGGAATACAAAGAGATCGTCCCTCATGATGACTTCTTGGAAATCCATATACCACAACATCTCTTCCCATTTCTACCAGTTTGGTAGCTATTCCACCTAACAATATATTTCCAGATCTATTAGTTCCGACTAAATATAATGTTCCTATCTTCTTATCATATGCTTTCAAAATGTTCTGAACTACACTATGTATATAATCAACGTTCAACATAAAGTATTCCCCAGTAGGGTAAGTGCAATCTACATATTTGTCATAGTATAGTAACTTTGCATTAGTTGTTTTCATTATTATTTGTTCTAAGGTAAAAAAAAAAGCAAGGTAAGTACCTCCTTACCTTGCTTTATTCCATTATTGGTTAATCCTCAAATATAACATAAGAATCAACTATGCCTCCAAGAGATTTGGCCAGCTCATTGACATTGAACTCTACTCTAACTTTCACCGGGAGGCTCAACCAATATGATTTTCTGTTCCAATATTTTTTTGGAACATCATTAACCATTCCCTCATAAGCATCCCTGCTTATATTTATAATCTGCTTGGCAGGCTTGAACTTTCTGGTAGTGTAATGTATTACCTCCGGCTTTTCCTTTTTCTTTCCATCTACTCTTATAGTATGGACGATTACCTTCTCCGGATCTTCTGCAGTTTCCTTCTTAAATATCTTCTTTCCATTTTTTAATACTTTTACTTTACGAGTTGTTTTAAGGCACTCCTCCTTGCTAAACATTGTTCTTCCTGGAAGAATAATGGTTAGACTTAACTTAGTTTCCATCATATTTAGTCGATAATTAGGGTATCTTTATAAATATTGTCTCCACATTCATCACAATGCGCTATTAATTCTGATTCTCCCATTATTTCTACTGCTTGAATTAGTAAAGTTCTTAATAACTCCTCATTATCTATCTTCTCTATGACCTTTAGAGCTTTCTCTTTAAATTCTTTGGGATCTAAATCTATAGTCTCAACTCCATCTATTGTTAAAGAATGAGCCATGCATCCAGATGTATATTCTATTTTCATGTCATTTAGTTAAATTTTCTGTTAATATCTATCCTCATTTCCATATTTGTTTTTTTTTATTTCAATTCAACAGGTTCATCTTCCCATGTAAGATCCCTACCTATAAGTTTCTTAATAGAGCCTTTTGGGAGAACAACTAAGTAATCTAATTTGTTACCATCAGAATCAAATTCAAAATTATCCCAGAATGAAAGAACTTCTATAGCTTTTCCCCTATCCATTTTGAATGGACTATTGTAAGTTGCTCTACTATACCTTTTACCATCTCCATCGACTATACAACTTATCCCATTAGAAGCGCACTTATCACATAAAACAGGATCACATTTTTTGTATCTCTTATAATATCCACTTCTGTATAAAGAATAATCTGATATTATTTCCGTACCATCCTTATTAACCGCCAGATATGCCATACTGTATAATTTATTTCTTTAATATTACAAATAATTTTACTCTTACTTATAGTTCACAAATTTGTGGAGCATGAGGGATTCGCGAAGTTAGTAATTTCTTTAATATTCCAAAATAATTTCTATTATACTGTTATCTATGTGCTTGATTATTCTTAACTTTGTACAAAACTTAAAATATGGAGTTATACAAACAGAAAAGAAAACTAGTAACTGTCACTTGTGATTACTGTAGAGAGAGTTTCTCTAAACCAGAATCAGAGTATAAAAGAAATATTAAATTAGGCAGACATAACTTTTGTTCAAGGTCTTGTTGCGGTAAATACATTGCATCTCTCAACAAGCCTCTTACTCAAGCTCAAATAGGGTCTAGAAACTCTATAAGAAACTATAGTAGTAATAGAAATGATGAGTACACACCATTTAGAGAAATTCTAAGAACCGTAAGAAACAGGTGTAAAGAATTTAATCTAGATTTACCTTATCTTGTGGAACTTTGGAACTCACAAAATGGTATTTGTCCTTATACAAGACTTAAACTTGTTTTACCTACTTGGAATACTAATCCTGACATAAGATATAGAGCTTCACTTGACAGAATAGATTCTTCTAAAGGATATATTAAAGGTAACGTGCAATTTGTTGCGACTCCTATCAATTATCTTAAAGGAACTATGTCAGATGAGACTACTAAAGCTTATCTCAGAGAAATTGCCGCTTCTATTTTCATAGAAGATTAGACTATATCATCACCTCAATAATTTGAGGGTAGGACGCTCAAGCTGGTAATTAAGGAGACTGTACTCCTCCAGTAGTCGTTGCACTTTCATTAGGTGTACCTAATGCTTAGCTCAGGATTGGCATGATAAAAGCTAGTTCTGAGCTTTTATTTTAGCGTTCCCTGAGTTCATCCTATTTTGTAAATACTATCACTAGTAAGCGGGTCCGAACTTAAACCCTCGTCTTACTAACTTTTAATAAAAGAATTTCACATGTTTACCACTTTGATATGTAGTAGGTTCTCTACTGGGGTCAACCGATAGTTGACAGATCCACCACTCTATTTAATCTAATAGAGAAATCTTCATAAGGAGTTATAAGAATTAAAATTGAAGGGTCACACCCTCTGCATACACCAGGCAGCTTGCTCCTAACTAATAAACAAACTATATATAATATTAAAGGTGTATTGAAAGTAGGTATAGCCTTATTAACTTCCTTCTTGACCCTATTATTCACCTTTCTGTTTCCAAGCAGGTGAGGCTCAGCCTACAAGTTAGGCGGCAGCTCTATAAGTGTTGCCAGTTAAAGTTTTGATGTCTTTCCATCAGTCTTTACATGTTCTCTTACCAAATAATTAGCAATCAAAACCAAATCATGCCCCATATTATAGTGGAAGAAGTTGTTAATACTGATTTTTTTTTGCTGTATGTAACATCTTCTTCCACCTATAGTCAATCTCTTTTCATTTTTCTTACTTTCTTTCCAGATTTCATTTTCTCTGTCTTTTTCACCTGGAGTTCTTCATTACTGTAATCATTAATATTTATTCTTTTCATTTTTCTATTTCGTCTTACTGAAAAATAACTTGAATATTGTTTTCCAAATACCGGATCTTTGTTTCTCAGGCTGTTGAGTGTTCTCCATTGCAGTCTTTCTGTTATAGTTTACACTCTTCTTCCCTACTGTGATAAAGACAGTATTTGTCTTGTCATTTGAGTCTTTCCTAGATAGGGCTGTCTTCTTCCTTAGTAAATCTTCTTTTAGTTGTCATTTTCTTTAGAATTGGTTAAAAATATAAATAGTTATAGTGGCTCCTCCCAGATTCGAACTGGGATTAGAGGCTTAGAAGGCCACTGTTCTTTCCATTGAACTAAGGAGTCTTTTAAAAATGATAGTCTATTCCTATCAGTCAAATAAACAAAAATCTTTATTGAATCTGAGAAAGGTATAAGTGTTTTGCTATACGTATAATTGCTATTGAACCTATATTACTCCTATCTTTCATGGGCTTTTTGTATTATTATGATTTCCTGCGCACTCCTAATAGGAATCGAACCTATATCTACTCTCTAGAAGAGAATTGTTCTATACATTGAACTATAAGAGTGTATATTGCCTATCTTCGCAGATTAGCAATTCGTTTTAAAATAAATTAAGTACTTCTTTCCCTAGAATTTTAATTGCTTTTTCTGCATCCTCAGGATTCTTAAAGTAGATAATACCTGCATGTTGTGTTCCCTCATGTTCAAATACTTCGATCTCCCCATCTTTATAGAGTTTCCCTATAAAGTATCCAGCATTTTCTGTAGTTTTTTCCCAAGTTTTATTGAAGTACTCAGCAATGAACTTTAAATGTGCTAATGTTTGTTGTTTTGTTACTTCTTTTGCTGTAAGTGGAAAAATCTTTCTTCGACCTATAATAGCCGTCATGATATATTCAAGATCTATATTTAATTCACTTTCCTTGAAAGTACTCAATGCTAGTGTTCTTAGTGCTAAATTATCACTGTTGTACCATTCTCTTGCTTGTTCTAATGTTACTTTTATTGTTCTAGATTCTTCCGTGATTGCTTCTCGTTTATTTAAGTTGTGATATGTTTCTGGTATGCTACCATTTATTAATCCTATTGGTTGATTAATACATTTTCCGTTTATTCTGGTGATATAGATATCCTTAAGAACCAAACCTTTCTGTCTCCTTTTTGTACTTGGATCAAATCCTACTACCATCATTTGAGGGCAATATCTAGGATCTTCGATCATATCATATTGTTTAACTAAGTCATAGTTACATAAAAATTTGTACTTTTTATAGTTAGGGATTTCACTAACTGGTACTTTATGATCTGTAAATATTACTATTATTGTTCTCATGTTATCTTTTTTTTTTATTTGTTTAACCATTTATCTAGAGTTAATTTTTTCAATTCTTCTTTAGAAATAGTCTTGTAACAGATATAACACATGGATATTATTATAGTTATGAAGTGTAGGAAGTACCCATTGTCATATATGCTATCTACTCCTGCTAAGAAGAAAAAAGACAAAAGGAATGTTACATATAGCAACACTCCTTTTATAATCAGTTTTATGACTCTCATCTTACTTACTTTTTTGAACTATTATCTTGTGCTGTAAGATATATAAAGAATGCTCCTGTTAATAACAAGCATAAGATTGTGTAATAAGGTTCTTCCATGGTTATTTCCATATTATAGTTACTGTGTTTTGTATTAAATGTGCTTCTTGTTCTGTTATTGGAATTAACTTATCAAAACATTTAATATAGGCACATTTTATTTCTGTATAACTCTCAATTACCTTTATATTTTTGGTGTGATGTTCTGAAAGATAATTTTTATATATCTCTCTTGAGAGTATGTAATTATCTGAACTACATATTCTCGACTTTCTAAATTTGGTTCTTGACATAGTTTTAATTGTTTGTTAGTCTGTTATTTGCATTTTACACCTAAAACTTATTGCAACAAGTATACTCATTATCTCTCGATTTATATAAATCTGCAAGCAACATTGTCATTATCTCTCATAAGAAACTGGTGTCCTCAATGACTTGGAAAGTTATTAAGTTTTTAATTAATCCCTATAAGGGATAATTTATATATTAATCATCATAAGGTCTGACAAAAGTATATACATATATATTAAGTTCTTCATTATATGAGAGCTTATAGTATACATGAAGAGCATTTAACATGGAGGGTTCTTTATCATTTTTCAGTTGATATAAACCTTCATTCCATATTGCCTCTTTCTCATAACCAAGTTCACTCTCCATAATAGAAGCAATGGCTTTTCTTACATGAGGATAATTCTCATCGTTTGTCTTTATATGATATACTTTGTGTTGAGTATAGTCATTATTAGACAATTGTGGCTGATACTTTATCTGATAAAGTATACCATTATAGAAGTGTTTGGACATTTTTAGGAGATTTGATTCTATAATGTGTTCAGTAAATTTAGTTATATTTTACAGATAATACTTAAGAGAGTATAATCTGCTAATCATTCTTATTTTGTACTAGACTTTAATAGTTCAAACCTGTTAGTATAAATTACTATTAATACTAAAAGGATTGAAACTATTAAAGCTTAGAGGAATAAAAAAAAAGGGTACATAGTACCCTTTCTTTAGAATGATGCAAGTACAGGTGCTCCACCATTACCCTCTTCATGTAGAAGCCAGAAGCTATCTCCGTCAGGAGTAGTGACATTGCTGAGCATAGGATTTGTGGGAATTCCTTTTGATGCTACAGCTCCAGTACTACTTCCAAATGTAAAGAAGAGTTTGTCTGTCTTAGGATTCCTCTTAACATCAATGCGTGAAACATGCATTTTGTCCTTAAATTGCTCAACAGTTAAAGTTGCATTGAATACAAGATTATTTCCCATAATGGTAATAATTTAATTGTTAGATAATAAGTTAATACCGGGGGAATATCCCCACTGGCTAAGTGATGGGGGAGGTTTGGTTGGTGTACATCTCTCTCATATAAAACAAGCCAAGAAAAAAAAATAAAAAAAAAAATAAAAAATAAATTTTTCATAGCACCGAAATAAAATCTCACTAAATAATTTGCATATATTATTTATTTTGCTTACATTTGTACCTGTTGAGAATATCTACAGTTCTTATCTCTCCAGAGATTCATACCATAAAGTTGATGTACAGGCTTTGGAGATGAATAGGGTAGTAGTTCCAAATAGGAATGAGGTAACCCCTATACAAAAACTGTCTTGGTTATAAGGAGTGGTAGCCTACCAATGTAGATGAGAAAAGGTTGAGGGTAAAAGGCTCTTGGGGTAAACCGCCCACTATGAAATTCCAAGATAAGGGGATACAGTAATGTATCCTCTAATGGATTTAAAAAAAATTTAACAAATCCATAAGGGATAACTATACCCTAAAGGAAATGAAGTAAAGTATAAAAATAAAAGAAAAGTAACATGAAAGAAATCATTGTAGGAAGTAATGACAGTAGATCATACTTATCTTCATCGAGTATGTTATCTAGATTGTGGCATTCTCTGTTCTTTAGAACTCAATCTAAGAATATTTTCGAGCAACTAGAAACTACTATTAATGGAATCAAGATATCTTGTTTTGATTTAGTAATAAGTTTTAATCAAAAGACTTTAAAGTGGGAATTTGCTAATAAGAGATTTAGATATAAATCTAATTACACATTATTTGATATACTTGATATTCTTCAAAAAGAAAATAAAGATATATACGTTAGATTAAGTCTAGGAAAAATATCTTATATGGAAGACAATGAAGGATTTACACACTTATGCAACTATTTAGAGAAAAATTATCCTAAAATCAGATTTTTTGGTGGATGTAGGATAAAAGATAATAAGCAACTTTATAAATTTGACTCTAATATAGCAGAATCAGATATCCATCTATGGGTAGCTTCTTCAATGGAAGATTCTAAATGGTATGAGAAGGTACTTCCGAAATTATACTCCAGAAGAAGGAATAAAGAGAATTACTTAAAGATAAAACCAGGAATAAACTTGTTCGATTTTGTATAAAATTCATAATCAATTATAATGTATAAAATACAAGAAAAATTAGATGAGATAATAAAGAACCAAGAGATCCTTAATAAAATTCAAGTGGCTATTTATGATCTATTACTAAGGATAGAAAGTAAAATGCCATCTGGGGAAAAGAGTTCTTAAGAAATTATTTAGCGGATATAGCTGGAACTATAACAGCAGAATTAGGATTAGTTGACATATTAAATGAGATAAAGAAAAGATAAGAAAAACTTATGAAAAAATTAATTATTGAATGTAACGGAAATATAGTTAAAGTTAACTTGACTGTAAATAACACACAAATTATAGATTCTTACAAAATAAAATCAGTACATGATATGATGGATATATTAGATAAGGTAAGAGAATCCAGTAAGGACTTTTATGCAGTGCATCATAGAGGTATTGTAGGAATGATAAATGAATGGAGAGCTCATAATCTTCTTTATAATTTACATATAAAGAGAGATAGAACAGGAACTGTTGATCTTAATAAAGATCAAAGTATATGGGCAAAAATAGCTTATGCTATTTTATCTTTTCTATACTTTTAACATAAAATAACTAAGAATTATTTGTATAATTAAATAATTATGTCTACCTTTGTAGACATATAAATATTGTAACAATTATGTATGAAGATATATTATTAACTCCTTTAGATTCTTCAAGAAAAGAAGAAATAAATAGCCCTCAAGATTTATTTATCTCCTTCTTGAACAAATTAGAAGGGTGGAAAACTAAATGTAAGAATCTTCACTGGGCTGCTCCAAAGAAAAACATACATGTGTATCTAGATGAGTTCCTTGATATTTTAGGAGATTATCAAGATGGCTTAGCTGAAGGTTATATGGGAATTTTAGGAAAGATGCAACCTAATGTAATAAAGGGTATTCCAAGTGATACGTTAAATGCTATGGATTTTATAGAGGAAGTAAGATCGGATACTCTTTTATTTTATAACAAAATACCTCAAGAAACTATATATAAGGGGATAACATCTGAGTGTGAGACCTTTATACAAAATATTAATAAGTATAGATATTTATTCGGTCTATGTGATATCAGGCCTTATTAATATATTTTGCTCCCTTCTTCCAATGATTAGGAAATCAGTTTTGTACTCTGAGAATAAAGGTTTGAATCCTTTAGGGAGCTCTAAACTTTAATAGTTTACAAATAATGGATGTACAAAGAGTAATGAGTGTTTATGTGGGAAGCACAGTAAGAGAAGTTGTTGACTATGCCAACAAACATCTTGTAAAAAAAGATGATATTGTGACTATAATGGAGCGTGGAACTCAAATCTATCTTATTTATTATAAGCCTATCGCAGTTCAATAAAATAATATTAATATGGAGAAGCAAGAAACAGTAGAAAGAGAGCTAATGTCTCAAGAAGAGTTTGAGAAATATATAGAAGATAATAGTGGATTAAAAACTTTTGAAGCTGTTGGAAGATATAAATCGGTAGGAAGAGCTTATAGAAGAAATCATATAACAAGAAATGGGCTTATCATACCAAAGAGACCATTTAATAATAGAAAGAATACTTCTAAAAGAAAAGGAGCTCATAGTAGAAGTGTGAATGAATATAAAAAGAGAATCTATGAACAAATTAAGTATCTCAGAAGATAAGCATAGCAAAGAAGATTATGAGCGCATCCCAGTATCTTACTGTAGAAATTGCCTATCTTTAAGTATCATGAAGATAGATGATGATGACCCAGAATTAGATTACTGTGATGAATGTGGAAGCACATCTATCCTAGTAACGGATATAGCAAAATGGAGAGAGCTATATAAAGAAAAATATGGAAAATATTTAGTTTAATAATATAATGAAGGAGAATATGGAAAAACCGGAAGTAAAAGAGAATGAAAAAATGAGTTATGAACAATTAGAGAATGTAGCTCATCAACTAAGTGAACAAGTAAGACAATTATATGCAAAACTACAAGAAGCTAATCTTGAGAATATGTTTAAGAGATTAGATTATTTATTTAGAGTTGTGGAAAATGCTCATTCATTTAGTGTAGATTTTGTCAATAAATGTACTTCAGAAATAGAGTCTTTAATGACTCTTCCTGACCCTGAAGATGAACCTAAAGAAGATTCAGGACAATCTGAAAATTAAACATATGAATAGGAAAGCTAATAATGTTATTAGAATTCCTACTTCACTAGATGGTAAATTTTTCGAATATTGGTTTAAGTTTCTTAGACCTTTCCATAGTCTAACAGATAGAGAAATAGATGTCATTGCATGCTTTGTAAAGCATAGATATGAGCTTAGTAAAGTTATCAAAGATAATGATATACTTGATAAAGTTACTATGAGTGAAGATACTAAAAGAAAAGTGAGGGAAGAGTGTAATATAACTCTTCCGCACTTTCAAGTAATTATGGGAAAGCTAAGAAAGAATGGAGTAATAATAAATGGTAAAATAAATCCCAGGTTTATACCAAACTTAGAGGAAGAATGTAATGCTTTTCATTTATTACTGTACTTTGAATTAAAATGAGGTACGAAGATATTCTGAATAAGGTTGCTACAGATTTAAACATTCCTGTTGAAGTAGTAAGATTAGCCTATAAATCTTATTGGGAGTTCATAAGGCAAACTATTCAATCCTTACCATTAAAGGATAATCTAAGTGAAGAGGAGTTCTCTAAATTAAGAACTAATTTTAATATTCCAAGCCTAGGGAAACTATCTTGCACATTTGATAGAATGACCAGGATGAAAAAGAGATTCGAATATATAAGTAAATTAAGAAAGAAAGATAAATATGATTAAAGTAAAAAAGATACGTCCTATGTTCACTACATTAGTGACTACCATGAATAAGTATGAGAATGATGTAAAAACCTCTACTGGCCTAATAGATACAAGTAGACAAAAAGGGACTCTAAAAGAATATCAGACAGTACTTGCTGTAGGAGACTCAGTAAGAGGAATTAATGTAGGAGATATTGTATGTATAAATCCTTCTAGATTTGCGGTTAAGAAACATAAGGAAGGATCATTAAAAGATGGTATCGTTACTGATAATCCAGTTGTAACCTATAATTTCGATATTATCGAACTTGATAATAAACAATGTTTATTACTTCAAGACAGAGATATTGATTTTGTAATTGAAGATTATGAGGAAATTCCAGATGTGGCTCCTTCAAATATAATCATACCTAGGAAAGAGAAAATTCTTTCCTAAATTCAGGAAGGCCAGTCAGTTAGTTGGCTGGCCTTTCTTTTATTTTTTTTTTCCTTAATTTTCTTTATTTATGAGTATAGAAGATATTATAGAGTCTTTGAATAGGTACATACGTCTAGAAAGAAATGAACAAGGGATCTCTGTTAACAGCCATCTGGTTTTGCAAAGAATTGTAGAGCCTAATTCAACATTTAAATCATATAAGAAGTATGAATGGATAGTATGGCTAATTGATAATGATTCTAAATATAGAATTCTCACAGTATCTCTTGTAGAAAAAGTCCTGAAAGATCAGGAAGAGAAAATAAATAAGAGATTATGTAATTCTTTATTAGAAGCTCTTTTTAGATTTATAAGAACTGAGGATTACAATCAAATAGTAAATGGTAATTATAAGGGAGGAAGTCTATGAGGTTATTAAAATATGAAGGATTTAAATTGACATTTGAACCGGAGTTACTTACCATAAAAGTCTTTAAGAAGCTTCATCAGAGAGATAAAACCAAAGATAAAAGTAAATTTTTACAGGAGTTAGGGTATATATATTTTTTTGTAGATCCTAGATCTGATTTTCAAATATATACTGATGAAGAGGAGAGACATAAAAAGATATTAGAAGGTATAGGAGTTTCTGACACTTGGAAGATAGATAAAGATTTACAAGAAGCTATAGATTATTATGCTAAATTCAAACCGATATCAGCTCTGTTATTAGATGATACTAGAGCTATGATTAATGGATACAGAAGCAAGTTAAGAGCTTTAACAGCTACTATGGCTGATCTGGATGTGAAAGAAACAAAAGATGTAGGAAGTATAATAAAGCAAATACCTTCTCTAGTAAAAGATTTGGATGAAGCTGAAAAGGCAATTACTAAGGAAATTGCTTCAAATGATAGAGTAAGAGGTAGTGTAGAAAAATCCATGTATGAAGATCTTATACTGTAGCATATTTTATTATGGATGAAGAAGTATTAATACAAACTAATGAATATCAAACTCCTATAACCAGAGAACTTTTATCTAAATATCCAGATGAAGTGGTAGAGCAATTTATGGACTTCATTTCTACAGTTCCTTTTATTCAGAATCTTATTTCTTCTTCTAGACCAAAAATAGAAGATTTACCCAGAGATAAGTATAATAGAGCTATTATAGATATAACTAACCCACCAATATATAAAGATGCAGATTATTTCAGGCAATCTGCATTGTATTTTCTAAAAGAAGGGGTATATACAAAACTTATACCTAATCCTAATCCTAATAGTGAGTATAGAAGATTCTGGGATAGAGAAATAGATAGATGCTATAATGGTCTCTTAAGAGAATCTGATGGAATGTGGATTCCAGGATATTTATATTGGTTCCTCAATTATTGTCCAATGATGATAAATGAATATCAGAAGGGCAAAAAGAAAGCTATAAGAAAGGAGGGATTCGGGCTATTCTTTGAAGGAATTTGGCTACGGTATCTATACCTTAATGACGCCAGAGAAGAAGGCCATCATGCTGCAGAGCTTGCTAAGAGAGGTTGTAGTAAAAGTTACTCATTGGCATCTATAATGTCAAAAAATTTGATAATAGGGGAGTCTGTGGAAACTCAAAGAAGAAATATTACAGTTCTCACAGCATACCAAAAGGAGTATCTTAGAGATGATAAGGATGGAACTTTAAGTAAGTTTGTTCCTACTTTATCTCACTTGTCAAAATACACTCCATTTCCTAGACTAATGATTAAACAGTCATCTAATGAGATGACCTGGCAAATGGGATATAAGGATGAGTATGGGAAACTTCAAGGGTCACTAAATATGGTTATGGGGGTATCTGCTAAAGATGACTCTGATAAGTTAAGAGGAAAGAGAGGTTGGATATTATTTGAAGAGTTTGGTAACTTTAGTGGACTACTGGAGCTTTACGATGTTACTAGAAAATCAGTAGAAGATGGTGATTTTACTTTCTCTCTAATGTATCTTGTGGGTACAGCCAACAATAAAGAATCTAATTTCCAGTCTGCTAAAACTTTATTATATGCTCCCAGTTCTTATAATATAAAAGAAGTAAAAAATGTATATGATAAGAAAGGTCAAGGAAAAGATTACTTCGCATATTTCTTTCCAGCTTACTTAAATAGAGCAGGATGCTTTAATGAAGATGGAATATCGGATGTAGTAATGGCCCTATTACAAATATTGAATAATAGATATAAAGCAAAATATGGGGCTGATCCAACCTCAGTATTAAGAGTAATAGCAGAAGATCCTATTACTCCTGCAGAAGCTATTATAAAGGTAAAAGATGCTTATTTTAATGTACAAGCTCTTAATGAGAGAGCTTCTCAATTGGATAAAAATCCTAGCCTATATAATGATATATATGTTGGGGAATTATATATTGATGGAGAAGGAGAAGTAAAATTCAGACCAACTGATAGTACTCCTATACGGAGTTATCCAGTTGATAATGATACTAAGGGAGCATTGGAGATATATGCTATGCCTGAAAAGGACAAATCTGGTAAAGTATTCAATAACAGGTATATTATAGGAGTAGACCCTGTTGATAATGATGTAGCTGAATCCTCTTCATTATACTCATGCTTTGTATTCGATTTATTTACTGATACCATAGTAGCTGAGTTTACTGGAAGAAATCCTTTTGCTGATGATAATTTTGAGATAACAAGATTATTATGTTTGTTCTATAATGCAAGATGTTTGTATGAGAGTAATAAGAAAGGAATATATGCATATTTTAAAGTTAAAAGAAGTGTTCATCTTTTAGCTGAAACTCCAGAGTATCTTAGAGACAAACAACTTATAAAGTACAGTAATGTTGGATCTAATGCATATGGAGTAAATGCCAGTTCTGCTATTAATAATTATGCTAATTCTTTATTACGAGATTGGTTTAATAAGCTAGTTCCCATAGTTATAGAAAGGGAGGATGGGACTTCAGATCAAGTAAATGTTCCAGTAATATATACTTTAAAAACAAGAGCTTTAATAGAAGAGGCTATACAATTTAATCCTGAAATCAATGTAGATAGAATAAGAGCTATGGGAATGGTTATGATATATAGACAAGAATATATTATAAGATATGGTGATAATATGAATGCTGAGTCTAGAGAAAAATATGATGAGGACGATTTAAGTAATGATCCCTACTTTAGAAATAACTACGATCTTAGATTTGGCAGTAAATTTAGCTAAAAAGAATGTTAGGAATTAATAAACTACTTATATTATTGTTTTAGAAAGCAGTTTCACGTAACTTTGTAAAGAATAAAATGAATCAAATATGTCTGAATTAATAAATTTACCTCCACAGCAATTACCATTCTCCAAGAAGAATAAGAAGTGGAGAAAGGCACATCTTGATTGGGCTGACTCTAAAACTTTCTTCAACTATAGTCTTGTAAGAAAATCTGTAATTCATAAAAAGATCAATTATGACCTTTTGAATGGAAAACTTCATATGTCAGATATAGAATTAGTGTTGAACCCTGATAGTATAAAGGCTGGATTTGTTCCAGATAGGATTCAGCATTATCCTATTATGAATAGCAAATTAAATGTGTTAAGAGGTGAAGAATCTAGAAGAGTCTTTGATTATAGAGTAATTGTAACTAATCCAAATGCTATCTCTGAAATAGAGAATAATAAGAAGGAAGAGCTATTACAGAACCTACAGAAACTAATGGCTGATACATCTAAATCTGAGGAAGAATTTAACCAAGAATTAGAAAAACTTAATGATTATTATACCTATGAGTGGCAAGACATGCGGGAGATAAGGGGGAATGCTATTCTTAATCACTATGTTAAAGAATATAATATCCCATTATTATTCAATAATGGCTTCATGGATGCAGTCACTGTAGGTGAAGAAATATATCAATGTGATATTGTTGGGGGAGAGCCTGTAATAGAAAGACTTAATCCTTTAAAGGTTAGAATATTCAAATCAGGTTATTCTAATAAAATAGAAGATGCTGATATAATTATAATAGAGGATTATTGGAGCCCTGGTAGAGTTATAGATACATATCATGATGTCTTAAGTAAAAAAGATATTGAATATATAGAGAATATCCCTGACCATATTGGTCAAGCATCTATTGATTCAATGGATAATATAGATGAAAGATTTGGATATGTAAATAACCATATGGTAGGAGAAGAGATAAGTACAGATGGGTTCTATTTTGACCCCTTTAATCTATTCTCAGATTCTATCTCAAATTCTTTACTCCCTTACGATCTAGCAGGCAATATTAAAGTGCTAAGAATGTATTGGAAATCTAGAAGGAGAATAAAGAAGGTTAAATCCTATGATCCAGAGACTGGGGAAGAAGTTTATAATTTCTTTCCTGAAACTTACATTATAGATAAGGATAATGGAGAGGAGGAGCAAATATTTTACATAAACGAAGCTTGGGAAGGTACTAAGATAGGAACTGATATTTATGTAAATATGAGACCTAGAGTAGTACAATATAATAGATTATCTAATTCATCTAGATGTCATTTCGGTATTATAGGAAGTATATATAATCTTAATGATAGTAGGCCATTTTCTTTAGTCGATATGATGAAGAGATATAATTATTTCTATGATGTTATTCATGATAGACTAAATAAGATAATGGCTAGAAACTGGGGAAAACTATTAAGATTAGATTTCGCCAAAATTCCGAAGAAATGGGATATAGAAAAATGGATGTATTATGCCAAAGTTAATGGTATAGCAGTTGAAGATAGCTTCAAAGAAGGTAATATAGGAGCTGCTAGTGGAAAACTTGCAGGAGCTCTTAATAATTCCTCTTCTGGAGTAATAGATGCTGAGTTTGGAAATTCTATTCAATCACAGATTAACCTTCTTGAGTTTATCAAGATGGAGATGTCTGAGGTGGTTGGGATTACTAGACAAAGAGAAGGACAAATAAGTAATAGAGAGACAGTAGGAGGAGTGGAAAGAGCTACCTTACAATCTTCTCATATAACTGAATGGTTGTTTGTTGTACATGATGATGTAAAGAGACGAGTATTAGAGTGTTTTCTGGAAACAGCTAAGATAGCTTTTAAGGGAAGAAGTAAAAAGTTCCAATATATTTTATCAGATAATTCCATGAGAATTATGGATATAGATGGGGATGAATTTGCAGAAGCTGACTATGGTTTAGTTGTTGACAATAGCCAAGGTACTCAAGAATTAGCACAGAAACTGGACATGTTAGCACAAGCTGCTTTACAAAATCAAGCATTATCATTCTCTACAATCATGAGATTATATAATTCTAGTTCTTTAGCTGAAAAGCAGAGATTAGTAGAGAGAGATGAACAAGCTATACAAGCAAGAAATGCCCAAGCTCAACAGCAACAATTACAGACTCAGCAACAAATAGTCCAATTAGAGAATGAACAGAGATTAGCTGAGATGCAGCAGAAAGAACAAGCTAATATAAGGGATAATGAAACTAAAATCATTGTGGCTCAGATACAGGCTAATAGTAAGGAAGATGGAATAAGTGAGCCTGAAACTGATGATGATAGAGCTAATTTAAGAGAGAAAATTAGAGAGTTCGATGAAAAGCTTAAACTAGAAAAAGAGAAACTTTCCTTTGAAAGGAAAAAACACTCTGATGATATAAGAATAAAAGAGAAATCTTTACAAAACAAAAATACTAACTCTAATAAATAAATAAGATGTTAAGAGTAAAGGATATAATTATTTCAGAGTCTGCTCCGAATGATTCAAAAGTTGGATGGATAACCATTAGTAATGGAAAGCCTGTACTTAGATTCAATATAAATGGAGTATGGAAGGATATGACGGAAAAGACTGATAACCCAGGAGAGGATGTAGATAATTATTATAGAATATTAGTAGATCCGGCTGGAGGTCTTTGGTTGCTGTCCATATATGGAGATGCAGATTTGAACAATGATGAGCAGACTACTGATATGACCGCAGTTTGTTTCAGTACTGAAGAATCCTTAATGAGATGGAGATTTGTTGCCGGATACACTGTTGGTCAGTATAAGGCATTAACTGGAGAAACTATTTCAAATGAAATTGATTTTGATGATAAGCATCAATTTCCATTATATATTGACTCAGATTTAATTAGTTCAGCAAAATATGGTCAATTAGAAGACACAGATACTTTAACAGAGATACTCCAAAGGTTATGGGGTAATTGTGGGGAAGGAACTGTAAGACAGTTTACAGACGGCTATGGAAACATATACAATGTATCTAAAGTAGCAGATAGTAATACTGTTTCAGTAATTAAGTATTTTCCAGAAGAACAATGGGTAACCTTTTTATTTGGGTCTAATGTAAGCTTCTCTGATAATGCTGCTATAATAGCAGCTATGAATGGAGGGAGCACAGTTACTATAGATTTAGCAGATATACAATCTATTATATCTTCTACTAGATATGGAAATACAGATAATTCTAATGTTACCCTTTATCCTAATCAGACAGTATGGTGTTCTGTAGCTGCAGAAGCATTAAATGTTACCATCAATACAGATGGTAGGGAAAAAAGTAGTGCGATGTCAGGAGTAAGTTATTTGGCTTGTAAACCTTATGTTAAGACTATAAATCTTACAGCTGGAGCCAATATCAGTATATTTCCAAGTGGTCCCTTGAGCTTAACAGGCAGTGGAAACAAATTAGTACAATTTACCTTCGTAAAAACAAGTGAAGGAATTGCTTATGAGGTTTATGTTAGTAAATTAGGAGAAGATTTTTAAGATTATGGGAGTGATAAGAAAATTAAAAGATAAAGAACTGGTTGGAGGAACCCAAGATGAAGAAGTTTATCCTATAACAAGTACACAATCAGTTTATAATAGCCAGAATAAGACATTGGATCAGCTGTTAGCTCTTAATCTTCCAATAAATATTTCTGCCAATTATTCTGCCAATTATTCTGCCACTGCATACTCTCTTCAAGAGGCTATAAGTGCAGTTCCCTTATATGATAGAAGGATTGGATTTGTAGGAACATTTTTATCTAAGGATTTGACTCCGAATAAGTGGGTAACCATACAGTATAATGGTGTATCTGTAGATAGTAGTGCTTGGGTTAACCCTGATAATTGGGTTCAGATGTTATCTGAGTTAGATATAGTACAATCTATTGGAGAGTCTGAAGATAAAGTGATGAGTCAGAAAGCTATAAAAGAGTATGTTGAAAGAAATAAAGACTCTACAGTAACGTATGACTTATCTTTATTTGAAGCATTATCTTTTGGAGATAATGTCAGCAATGCTTTTGTACCTATATCTGGTGGATTTGAAGGCATGTCTAAGTTTCCTTCTATAGGGGATAAGGTAGCTAACGTAGCTTATGGTTCTATCCAAGGAGTGGTAATATTCTCTGGGATAGAACTAAGAACAGGCAGAAAAGTGGTAATATATACGAGTTATGGAGGAGTAAATACTATATATATCAATAACAACTCTGTCTCTAATATATCCAGAACTCATGTATATAATTTTGCCTTATTAAAGACTATTAACGGTGATAGCATGTCTTCAGAACTTAGAGCTGCATTTATACCAGTGGGGGGTAATGAATTAATTCCTCCTAGAGCTGGAGATGTAGCTGTTTCAGCCGGATCCTCTGAAAGTGCCGTATTTGTTTCAGTTACCTATGATGATAGTGCCTATACCATTCATTATATAGTAAATGATGAGCATAGGATGATAAAAGCATCTTCCGATTGGGTGATACAGGACTATACTGTATATAGCTTACCAGAGTTAAAATACTCAATAGAAGCTCTAACCGCTAAATTACCTTTATCTAGATTTCTAGTACTTCAAACCGGAGACTCACAAGTAAATGTTGCTAAAGCATTAGGTATGAGTTCTAGTGCTACTAGTGGTATGATAACTACTTCATTGATTAGATTAAGTACTGTTCCTGTAATTAATCTAGTGTCTAATAACGCTGATACTAGTGAGAATAGAATAAAGTGCAATATAAGTGAATTTTCTGAGATTATAGGTACTTCAGCTAAAACCTTGCATAGAATATCTTTTATTTATATGGGTAAGGCATATGATTATGACTTCTATGCAAAAGATAATAATGAATACACTGTTAGAGTTACAGTGGGCGGATTAAATGTGGAGACCCTGTCATTTGTTAATATTCAGGCTCTGAATGGTTCTTCTAATGTCAATACTATAAAAACTGCTTTAAAAATAGATAGTTCAAAATCCATTAAGTCTAGACTGGAAGAGCTATCAAAATGTACAGTAGTATTAACGGATGATGATGCAAGTGACAATTTTGAGGATAGAACTTATGTAAATTTATATAAAAGTAGAAAGAGTATAAATTCTACTTCATATGCAGGTGTAGCTATGACCTATATGAGTTCGAATTATATACAAACTACTTTCTTCTATAATCCAACTCCGGAAGAGGAAGATTTAGATTATTCAAAAACACATAGAGAGGTCTATTTATTGGGTGAACCTTCAATTGACTAATATTATGAATGTTAGACATGATGATGATTTTAAAATTTCTGTAAATTTTGTTGGAGAGGATGGCACTCCATTAAATAACTCTGAGGTAAAGTTTAACTTTGTTTATCAAGATTGCGAAGGTAATAAATATGAAGTATCTTTCGATGGAACAACCAGATTGAATAATGTAGTCAAAGATGATCGTGTTGTAATTATATTTAATGCTAACACGTTTCAGAGAGGCCAACTATCTGTAACAAGGAGATACCAAGTGGATGATAGTGATTTTAATGATGGGGTATGGAACTACAGTTCTCCTCAAGGTAGTGAATTAATAGATGTGATTATAATATAATTAGATATGCAAGATTCCTGTATTACAGTACAAATACCAGTCGTAGAAGAAGAAATAATCTGTCCACAACCTCAGATTCAAGTACAAGAAAAAGTAGTAGTTCCAGCTATTGTTCAAAAACCTAAATTCATTCCCGACCCGTCATGGGGAAATCTTGACGAATGCCCGGATAATGACATTTGGTTTGTGGTGACAGACGATAAACCGACGACATTTGAAGATTATATTTTTGTGCAGTACTCCTCTTTTGATGTAAAAAGTTATAAGATAGATTGGGGAGACGGTAGTGAAATTTATACCGCTATCGCCCCAGCGACTACCAATATAACAAACCATAAATATTTAAAAGGAACTGGCAGAATAGATACTAATGGCAGGGAATTTTGGATAATGAAGGTTACGTATGAATTACATTCGATTGACTATCCCCATTATATTTATCCAAACGGTTATGTGTATATAAATTATCCTCAAAAGATATTTAATATAGCTCCTTATAAATATATTGTATTCGGAAAGAATCTTCGTAAGTTTGAGTTCTCCGTCTTCGACATAGCGACATTCCCCTTAGAAGCCATTAAATTTCTATCGGATACAATAGACATGATTCCCTCTTTTCCTTATAATAAAACCAGATTGAAATACATATTACATGCCGGGGATACTTTAAAATTAACTAAGCTAATCGGTTATAGATTTAGGAGTGGTGTCTGTCAAGATTTAAGTGACATTCAGATTGAAGGAGGAGAATTTGGAGAATATCTATGGGGTTGTGAAAATCAAACCAGAGGTAAAGTAGACCTTTCTAAAATGAAGGTATCATCGACTAACACATGGAGTCATTGCTTTTATATAATTGGACAAATGGTCGAGGAAATAATCATGCCTCAGGAACCATTTACTGGTACTTATGTTAGGAACTGTTTTTTTAATTGCATCTCATTGAGAAAATTGGTATTACCCAAATCGATGCCGAATGTAGAGGATGCAGAAGGATTTTTGCAAAATTGTAGACAGTTATATGATTTTGAATTACCAAGCGATTTTGGGTCAAAAGGAAATGGACTCATTCTTAATATGGATTATGTACCAAAAACCATGAGATTGGACCTAAAAAATACAAAGATAAGATGTTTAGTGTGGTCAAGTGAAAGAGAACATTCAAGTATTGGTCTAATTGGGTTAACATTTTCATCGGAATCCCCATTTGATTATCAAATTGGTAACGCACATTTATGTTTTCAGTTTGCTCCACTTTCTTATGACGCCATAATAGAAATTTTTAATCAGTTACCAAATTTCAAAGGTGAATCAGTAAGAGTTATTAACATAAATGGATGTGCCGGGACATCTGAACTTACGGAAGAAGATATAAAGATAGCTACGGATAAAAATTGGCAAGTAATAGGAGTATGAAAAGAATACAAGCAAAAAATGGTTTTATGCTGGTAAAAACTGGTATAGAGGAAAGTGGACTACCTTTTATAGTAATTACTCGTGCTATATCAGGTCCAGATAATAGTGATTTTTCTGATTGGAAAGAATTACCAGAACAAGAAGCATTGGAATTACAAGAAAAATATAATACAGAAAATGGGAACAATAATTTCAGGAACTAATACAAATTATAGGGGGGGGGGGAGGAAGTACTCCATCCCCTAGTACTGATAAAATTGATGTAGGAAGCTCCAGATTGTCATTATCAAATTCTGACTTTACTGTAAATAATATAATGGAGAATTTGGATTTTAGTAATCTTGAGTATACAGATTTTTCAAGTATAAAACGACTTGAATTAGTAGAAGGTATCAGTACTGACTCCCCTGATTTCTTTGAATTGTATTATGATATACTTAAATATAGTGGAAGTATTGGTATATGTGAGAACTGTTTTATAAAATATAAGGATCTAATAGATAAACTCTTGGAGATTAACCTATCCAAGATAAAAGATATATCCAACTTGTTCAAAGGAGCTCAAGTAATAATAGATGACCCAAGTGATATACAAAGATTAGAAAGGGGGAGTCCATTACTTAGTAACTTCGCTTCTAATTACTTAAATAATGACTCTGCCAAGATTGTAGGGGATACTTTTGATGACTGTATATTTTACATAGTTAGTAAAACTTCGACTATCAACGAAATTACTGTAGTAGATGATATTAATATCTCTAGCAATGTAAAAATGCTCAAGGGGATGATATATTTACTTGGACGTATATCAGTTGTAAGACTTCCAGAATTTACAACAGAGGGAGTAACGCAGGTTACTCCAGTAGGGGTAAAATATTCTGACATTAATATTCTGAATATGAATAAAGATCAAGATAATATAATTCAGCTTAGTTCTAATGAAGCTCCTATACAAGAGATTGGAGATCTGACAGGGGATATAGAAGATGTTATGGACTTAGTTTCTGGTACTGTAGTTAAAATAGGAAATTTAAATGTTCCAAGTTTTGAAAATAAGCCAAATGTTTTTCTTGGTAAAACTTCTTTAATGGAAGTAGGAAAGTTTCCTATGATTTTAGGAAGTTTAGATATAAGTCAAACTTCTTTTAATACACAAACCCTTGAAAAACTCTTTAATGACACTGCTAACCAAGGTATGCAGAAGTTACTAGGTGGTGAATCTGCCACAATCTATGTAAATTCATATATAAATAACAGCTTTACCCAAGAGCAGAAGGATAATATCAGAGCACTTGGGTATATAATAACTGTAAAATCGTAAATATGTTAGAAAGAAGAGTAATACTTAGCAGTAGTGAACCTGATAGAAATTCTCTATGGCTTCATGCTAAGGATCTATTAGAAGGTCTGAGATCTGCTGGTGTTCTAGAACCATAAATATCATAGATATGATTACTATTATTAAAAACTATTTATTGGTTATACTAGTAGTAATATTTGGATTACTCATTACTAGTACTTGTGTTTTTTACAACAGATCAAAAAATCTAGAAAATGAATTGTCTGTTTCCTTAGCTAATGAAAAGGCTTTCTCTGCAGAAAATTCTATCTTGAAGAATGAAAGTAGAGTGTTTCAGTTCAGAATAGAACAATTAGACTACTATAATGACTCTCTTCTAGAGCAAATGAATAAGGTTAGAAAAGAACTTAAGATAAAAGATGGTAAGTTAAAGCAAATGCAGTATCTATTAGCTCAGTCTTCTAAGAAAGATACTATATTCTATAGAGATACTATATTTAAGGATGCAACTATTAATAAGGATACTGTATTAGGAGATAAGTGGTACAAGTTAAAGCTGGGTCTAAGATACCCTAATACTATAATAGTTAATCCTGAATTTACTACAGAAACTAATATAGTTTGGAGTATAAATAAAGAAACTATAAAACCCCCTCATAAGTGCTGGTTAGTAAGATTATTTCAGAAGAAACATAATGTACTGAAGGTCGATATTGTAGAAAATAACCCATACTCAACAGTTAAAAAAACTAGATTTATAGAGGTGATAAAGTAATAATAAATATTTTATTTATATAGTTGATTATATTAGTTTGTTTGTATATCTTTGTATATATTTAATGCATGTTATAATGGATAATAGAATAATAAATAGAGCTGAAGTTATTAACTCTTTACAAGTAAGCGTGTTAAAAGATATCCCAGCAGGTGACTTTAACCCAGGGATTGGATTTTTAGTTAAGAATATTACTGAAGAAAATATACAGTTACGAGTGAGACCAGCTGGTCAACTAGAGTTTGTAACTACTATTTTGTATCCAGGTTGGAATCCGGAAATTTATTCTGAGATTAAAGGAGTATTAGCGAATACTCTACAATATGGATATTAAATCTTAGATAGAGGGGGGGGGGGGAATGAAAAATATTATTGGAATTTAACGTAGGTCATTCTACAGGAGGTAGTGGACTATGTATAGGAGGAAAAGTAAATGATCAGATCAATGGAGATATGTTTTTTCACAAACTTCTTCTATACCCTTATTCTATGCATGTAGATCTTTTAAAAAGACAATTAAAGAAATTGAAAATAGAAAATAATTTTTAATATATGGATCCAAGTTTAATTACAGGAATTGTAACTTTGGGTACTAACCTAGCTACAGGTATAGTAACTTGGTTACTAGCTAGAAGAAAATATAATACAGAAGTAGACTCTAATGAGATAGAAAACTTAAAGAAATCTCTAGCGTTTTATGAGGATATAGTAAGAGATAACAATAGAAAGCTTCAATTCTATATTAAACTTGCTGAAGACAATAGAGTAGAGGTATATAGATTAAAGGGTATTATTCATAGATTACTAAATAATTCCTGCTTGGATAATGTATGTACTAAAAGACAATTTTATACTGAAGACCAAATCAGGGATATATTAGGGGAGGTAGCTCCTAACTTAGAGGAAAAGAATATTAAAGATGGAACTGAGTCTTAGAAGAAAATATCTTGGAGATACTTATACAATAGGAGACTTATACATAGATGGAAAGTTCTTTTCTAATACTCTTGAAGATGTAGATAGAGGCTTAGATAGCTCAATGACCATAGAGGAAATTAAGGGTAAGAAGATATATGGAAATACGGCTATTCCTAAAGGAGTTTATGAGATTACTTTAGATATAATAAGTTCTAAATTTAAGAATAGATCATGGGCTAAATTCTGTAATGGAAAACTACCTAGATTGCTTAATGTAAAAGGTTATGAAGGAGTTCTTATTCATGTAGGAAACAATAGTAGTGATACTCTTGGATGTATTCTGGTTGGAGAGAATACTAGTAAGGGAGTTATTACTAATAGTACTATTACATTTAAGAAGCTTTATTCATATCTTCTAGTAGCTAAGGAAAAAGGAGATAAGTTAACTATTAAAATAGAGTGATCAATATGAAAAGAAGTGGATGTAAAGGAAAAGGTAAAGGTAAAAAAGGTAAAGGTAAATAATTATGGGAAGACCTAGAGCACTAAATGGCACAACTGGAGCTTCTTCTCTTAGAAGAAGAAGAGAGTTGAAGAGAAAAAAGAAGAAATAAGATTTGCCATGAGAAGAATAGTTATCTATAAATTGGAATTAATCTGTATAAAGTATATTCCAATAATTGTAGCTCTCCTTAGTTTACTAGATAATATATTAATGTACTATGATATTAGCTTAGATATACTTTCATATATTGCTGGTACATCTATATTAACTACTATTCCAATGTATATTAGTAGTTATATTTACAAATTTTGTAAATATCATAGGATGTTTATACATTATATAGTAGTAAACAAAGTAATAGCAATGGTAGATAACTACATCATAATACCTTTAAGTGATTTCTACCTGTTATTATCTAATATGATAATAGCAGGTATATTTTTATTTTTTGTATTGTACTTTCACTTAAAATATGGAGGGAGAAGCAATGATTAATCTAATTAAAGAATATTTACTGAAGTTGGTAGATAATATTGATGCTGGAAATTCTAATTTGACGGAAGATGAAACAATTAAATTAATTTCTGTACTGAAAGAATTAACTGATAGGGAAAGAAGATTAAGTAAATATGAGTCTTGTAGATATTTAAATGTTAGTAGAGCAACATTTGATAACTATGTAAGAGCTGGAAAATTACCTAGAGGTGAACATATAGCAGGATTTAAAGAATTAAGTTGGTCCAGAAAAGACCTTGATGAATTCATCCAGAAGAGTAAAAGTAATCACAGCTTGCGCAGCAAGCTAGAATCACAGCTTGCTTAATGTCCATAATAGAATTTATTAATATGATTGAAACTAGGAGGGAAGTATGATAACAAAAAGAAGAATAAATATACCCATATTTAATTATAGGCTACTTATAATTATATATGATAAATGGGAAGAGGTTAAGGACATGCATAGAGGCAATGTGGAGCCTAAAGCTTTTACAAGAATCTTTCCAGATGGATATTCTATGGTAGTAATAAATTCCAAAGAGGAAGCTAGTATTATCCATGAGGCAGAGCATGTTAAGAATGCTATATGGGAATTTATAGGATATAGTCCACAAGTAGATAATGATGAAGTAGATGCCTATCTTCTAACTTATATCTATATTAAGATTTTAGAGGTATTTAAGAAGCATGATAAAGTAGTAAACAAGTAGTTAGTAATATGAAGATAATTTATTTTTATATAACCCCTTTAAGTATAATAACTTAGAGGGGTTTTTTGTTTACCTTAGCATCAATAGGTTTCACAATATTCTATTTATACCTTTGTATCATGTAAGCTTACAAGAATAAATAGAATATTAACTAATTTCAAAAATTGCTATTATGGAAATTATTGAAAAGCAAACAATCAAAGAGGTTCCTGTTGATGGCAACTATGGGTATGGCTATGGTAGAAAAGACATCAATGGCAAAGCTAATGCTGGGTTGACACTGGGTAAACTATAATTATGCTCAGTATAAATTCCCTTAATTGCTGGAAACTCCTTTAAAAGGACAATCAGCAGCTAAGCTTTAATGTTCCAATTATACTATTGCTTGTTCCAATAACACTCATTAACTTTGTACTTATAAAATATAATGATATGATTACAGGAATAATTTATAAGTACACTAGCCCTAGCAATAAAATTTATGTGGGGAAAACTATTAATGAATCTGAAAGGAAACATGCGTTCTTGACAAAAGAAAGGTACGCAGGAATTAAAATAGATAATGCTAGAGCTAAATATGGTCCTAAAAATTTTAAGTATGATGTTATAAAGAGACATGAGTATAGTAGTGTTGAAGAAGCTACAGAGTCTCTAAATATCTTGGAAGCTTATTATATAGGATTATATAACTCATTGGTAAAGGGGTATAATATGTCTCTTGGAGGAGAAGGGTCTCCAGGTTATCATTTAACCCCAGAACAAGTGAATAAATGTAGAATTAGAATGCTTAACAATAACCCATTTAAGGGGAAAGCTCATACTGAAAAAACTAAGAGAATAATAAGTGAGGCAAATAGCAAAGCTGTTATTCAATTAGACCCTATTTCTAATGAAATTATATCAGAGTATTCTTCTGCTTTGGAGGCAGGAAGGGCTTTTGGCAAACCCAGAGCTAATTCAGAAATAGTAAAAGTATGTAGAGGTTATATATCTCCTTCAGGAAGGCATTATAATACTGCATTAGGATATAAATGGAAATATAAAGAAAGTTCAACGACTATCTCGGAAGAGAGTACATCTGAAGCTAATGCAGATGGAAATGGGGAACCTTAGGATAATAAGGAAGATATAGTCTAAACTGTATAGTAATATACAGAAGTTCATAAGAGAACTGCATAACTAGTTGCGTGGTTATGTGAATGTTATGATAATCGGTACAGCTCTTGGTGCTTGGGCATTGTTTGGAAATAGAAGAAGCTCTGTTATCGGAGGTCTTGGAACTTCTGGGTCAGGCATGTTAGATGGGGCTAACATTAATATCAATGGTTTGAGTACTGCTGGTAACGGAATTACATCCCCTTCTGCATTTCAAGCATGGGAAAAAGGTTGTGAAGATACCTTAGCTCTACAAAAAGGATTATATGATTGGGCTTTAGTGCAGCAATCTCAGAGATTTGCAGATAGACAGACTATTGATAGTGAATTATTTGGATTGTACAAGAGTCAAGTAGATGCTGATTTTGGTCTTTATAAATCTACTAGAGATGGGTTTGATGCGTTATCTGCTAAGCATAATGCTGATGCCTTTAGCTTGTATAAATCTCAAAGAGACTCTGATGATGCTATAATGAAAGAATTGAGTGATTTGAAAGCTCAAGTAGCTATCAATGCTGCTATAAGACCTTATCAGGATAAGTTGATTCAATGTGAAATTGATAAAGCATTCACTGCCGGAATAAATTACACAGATAGGAAAACTTGCAATGTAATTTATGGTCAGGTAGTTCTCCCGAATGAACCTACTGTTACAGGATATGTAGGAGCTAACCAATGCGGGTGTCCAAGAGTTATAACTTCTGGTACTGCTCCTGCTGCTTAAAGATAAGGGGTATATTACCCCTTATCCTTCATTACTAACTTTAAATTATAAGATATGGTTCCAGTAAATCAAGTTATATTAGGTGGAGATCCTTTATTAGGAAGTAGTATAATAGGAAACAGCCTTGATGAGCAACTCCAAATGATTGAGAGATATAAGCAAAATTTGGAAGTAGCTAAACAGTTGAAACAACAAACACAGGTTGTTCAACAACCTATTGCAGTTCAAAAGTTAATATGGGATGATATTGATGCAGAGATAGAACCCATGACTAATGAACAAAAAAGTAAACTGTTACAGGATGAGGATTATGTTGAAACATATACTAAGATTCAAAGTATGGTAAATTCCGAAATTTTGAACTTGGTGAAAGGCAGAATAGAAAATACTCCAGAAGGTAAAGAATTATTATCTCATCAGTTAAAAATAGTCAAGAGATTGAAGAATAAAATAATTGATGAAACTAATAGGGAAATGGAAATGTTTAGAAAATTTAGGGAGTTTAGTAAACAACACCCTGAAGTAACTTATGAAGAATTTATTAAAGCAAATATGTAATATGGTGACTACAATGCAATTAACTGATAAATTGAGGTCTTATATATTTACCCAACTGGATTCTATGTCTAAAACTTCCCCTATGATGGAATTTGTAAAACCTCTTGTTACTAGGGCCTTAGATAAGAAACTAAGTAAAATTACCAGTATCTTAGATTTAATATCTGATGATAATGGTAACATAGATATAGAGGGTATATTATCTGAAATAACTGAAAATCTTATGACTACTCAACCTTTTACCTTTAAAGCTCCTTATATAGGGGATATAGAAATAGGAGGGGGAACTATAGGATTCAGTATTCCTCTTACTGATAAGAAGTTAGTATTTGATACAACAGATTTAGAGAGTTTCAAAGAGATGTTAATTACTAAAGAATAATATTATGGATGAACTTATGTTGATGGAATATCTCAGAAGTAAAGGTATAAGTGAACAAGAATTCATGCATAAATTCAAGGAATTTATGTCTGGACATACTAGAAACAATCACTCTAGTAATGATGATTACCATTTAATGTATGGAAGTGCTTATGACTCCAACAGACATCATGATATATCAAGTTCATTTAACCCGGAGAGAAGTAGAGGAGGTCTCTTTGAAAGATTTAACAGAATGTCCGATAGCTTGACTGAAGAAGATATGTATGAAATAATGAAAATGGCTAGAGAGAAGAAAAACTCTGGAAATGAACATTTTAATGAATCATACGCAAAATATCTGGTATCTAACATGTACCATTATGAAGGTGGTAGAAAATATGTTGGTGAAAAATTCAGTATGGCTAAGGCTAAAGAAGTGTGTGAAAGATATAGAGGAGTTATCCCACAATCTTTTACTCATGCAGATGTGTATGTAGCTATTAATGAGCATTATCATAACTGTAGTGAATTATTCAAGTCATGGTTTGGAGAAGACATAGACCAGAAAGTCATTGAAGCAGCTATATTATTCTGGTTCAAGGATGATGATTGTAAGAGTAATTCGAAATTGTGGAATCATTTCAAGGAAAACTAATTATAAAGGGCAAGTTATCTTGCCCTTTATTTTTTTTTACTTATCCTAAGTATAAATAATTTACTTATATTATTAATATAACTCTTCTTTGATACTTGTTGCAAACTTGGTTTATATATATCTTTGCATTGTTTATTAATAAATAGGAGAAACAAATATGACTGAAGAGCTTAGTTTAGACAATATTCTGGGATCAGATGAAATAGAAAATCTATTCTCAGAGGAAGAAGAAACACAGAAGACTCCTCAAAATAATGATGGGGATAATTCTGAAGAGAATAAAAATGATAAAGATAATGAAACTACTGAGGTTATTGATGTAGATAATTTATTTACTGATTTACCAGAGAGCGTAGGTAGTGGAAAAGAGAACAATACAGGGGATAGGGAAGATACTTATTCTGAAAAGGGTAAGGATGCTTCTCCCAATAAACACTTCTACTCTTCCGTTGCCAAAGCCTTGAAAGAAGAAGGTATCTTCCAAACCCTTGAAGATAATGAAGTTGAAGAAATATCTTCAGCTGAAGATTTTGCTGAAGCTGTGAATAAGCAAATTCACTCTATGCTAGATGATAGGCAGAAGAGAATAGATGAAGCTTTGAACTCTGGAGTATCTATTTCGGATATACAAAGGTGTGAAAAAGCATTAGAGTTCTTTAACTCTCTTCAAGAGAATGATATTATTGATGAAAGTGATAAAGGAGAAAAGTTAAGAAAACAGCTTATTTATACTGACTTCATAAATAGGGGATATAGTACGGAAAGAGCACAGAGAGAGGTACAGAAATCATTTAGCTCTGGTACTGATATAGAGGATGCAAAAGAGGCTTTAGCAAGTAATAAAGAATTCTTCCAATCGGAATATGATAACATCATAAGGGAAGCAAAAGAAGAAGAACAAAAAGAAGTAGAAAAAAGAAAGAAACAGGCAGAGGATTTGAGAAGGTCTATTCTTGAGGATAACAAGATATTTGGAGATCTTCAAGTAGATAAAGTTACTAGGAGAAAGATTTATGATAATATGAGTAAGCCTGTTTACAAAGATCCAGAGACTGGAGAATTGTTTACAGCTATACAAAAATATGAGATGGAAAACAGGCCTGAATTTCTTAAGAATATTGGAGTACTTTTTACGCTGACCGATGGTTTTAAGAATTTGGATAATTTAGTAAAGAATAAAGTGAGAAAAGAAGTAAAGAAAGGTCTTAGAGAGCTAGAGCACACCCTCAACAACACATCAAGAACATCAGACGGAAATTTAAAATTTGTAAGTGGAGTTGAAGATGACCCAGAGTCCTTTATTGGAAAAGGGTGGGAAATAGATGTGTAGTCTAAGTCTTTTCATAATTTTATGAAACATATCTAACTATTAAAAAACAACAGAAATGGCAGGAAAATTAGGAAAATTCCAAATGGTAGGTTTCCAACATTGGAAGGGTTGACTCACAAGTTAAGCCCTTGTAAAATTGGGTAAAATCGGTGAAGCCCTCCAAATAAAATTAAAGGGTAATACCGAGCTAACCTTTATAATAATATATAAAGGTAGTGTAACGCATAGAAGATGAAACTATGATTAGAAAAGCATGTATTTATAATCACATAGAATATAATTCTTCCACGAGTATCCAACATACTGAATAGTATGAAAATGTATGCTGAACTTACACAATGGTAAAGTGTAAGAACTAAGAGATAAAAAGCTCTTAGGATAACAGATTGTTAACAAAAGAGAACCACTTGGGTTCTATCTTCCAATTAGCTCCACAAAAAGCTACCAACCTTATGGTTCAATTGCTTGCCTATTACAGAGGTAAAACCCTTGACACATTCCTAAATCAGTTCCCAGTTAGAGAATTTGAAGATGATACTGAGTATTACTGGGATGTAATAGGTTCTTCAAGGAGAAATATTCCTCTTGTAGAGGCAAGAGATGAGAATGGCACTCCTGTTACTGCAGGAAGCCCTAATGTTGGTGTTGGTACTACTCCTTTTTATTTAGTCTTCCCTGAAGACTGGTTTGCTGATGGAGAAGTAATTGTTGGTCATTTGAACCAAGTATATCCATTCAGAATACTAGGTGACCCCAGAATGGAGGGAACTAATGCGGTGTACAAAGTTGAGTTGATGGGAGGTAATACTGCAGGATGCCCTGCAGAGAGACTCCTTGCAGGGGAAAGATTCTCTGTAGATTTCGCTCCAGTAGAGAAGGAATTATCAAGGAAAGTAGGTGATGTTAGATTCACTAGTCCTGTTTCCATGAGAAATGAGTGGTCTACAATAAGAATTCAACATAAGGTTCCAGGTTCTGCTCTTACAAAGAAACTTGCTGTGGGCATACCTATGACTAAAGCAACTAAGGACGGAGGACTTACCAAGTCTATAGCTACAATGTGGATGCATAATGTAGATTGGGAAGTTGAACAACAATTCTCTGAATACAAAAACAATGCTCTTGCGTTTGGTACTTCTAACAGAAATTCCAATGGGGAGTATATGAATATCGGTAAATCAGGCAATGCGATTAAGACAGGTGCTGGTTTAAAGGCTCAAATAGGCCAGCTAGCTGCATAAGCAGTCAAGAAATTAAAATTAACAAAACTAAGTCGGTGGAAGTCCTGAGATGGATAATACCGAGCTAACTATAGGAACTAAAAAGCTTATAGTAGTGTAGAGACTAGAGGTTGAAACTCTTTATATTATGACTAAATATGGTAGAATCTATATAATAAGAAATACTATAAATAATAAGGTTTATATAGGACAGACTAAAGTAAGCTTAAAATTGAGATTTCAAAATCATTTATCTGCTGCAAGAAATAACAAAGATTATGTTATAGGTAAAGCGATAAGAAAATATGGTGAAGAAAACTTTTATATAGAATTACTTGAAGAGTGTACTATAGAAGAACTTAATGATAGAGAAAAGTATTGGATTTCTTATTTTAATTCTACTGATAATAAATTTGGTTATAATATGTCTATTGGGGGTAATGTTATTAGAACCACTAAAGAATTAGACAAGGACTTAATAATAAACATGTTTAATTCTGGGATTCCAGCATATAAAATAGCTAAAATTTTGCATACTGGAGTACCTAATATTACTAGTCTATTAAAGAGATCTAATATAATTTATGGCTTAGGTTTGCAAAAGACTAATAAACTTGAGGAGTCTATGATAATAGATTTATATTTAGATGGTTATAGTACAGTAGACATAGGAAAAAAGTTTGGTAAAAATAAGAGTACGATAAGAAGAATACTCTTGAGGAATGATATTAAACTTAGAGCCTTTAAAGAGACTAAAAACTTGGGAAGAGATCTCCCAACATTACAATAGTAATGCTCCACGAGAGTTTTGCATTTAGATGTGGTAATCTAAATGAATATATAGTCCGAACTTCATAGTAATATGAAGAAATAGTGGATAAAGAGCCACTATGATAACATAATGTATTTGAGCAAATGGAAGTAGCTAATACTATGTATTATAATACTTTCAGCTTGAAACTTCTTGAAGATGCCTTGTATGAATTATCTGCATCCAAGTTGGATTTTGGTGATAGATATTTCTTAATCAAAACAGGTGAAAGAGGAGCTATCCAATTCCATAAAGCTGTATTGAATGTAGTTTCAGGTTGGACCCAATTTGTATTGGATAATAGTTCTACTAGAGTAATAGAGAAAACCCAGTCTAGATTACATACAAATGCATTGTCTGCAGGATTCCAATTTGTCGAGTACAAAGCTCCCAATGGAGTCAGAGTTAAAATTGATGTAGATCCTATGTATGATGATCCAGTTAGAAATAAGATACTTCATCCTCTTGGAGGAGTGGCTTATTCCTACAGATATGATATTATGTATATCGGAACAATGGATCAGCCGAATATCTTTAAGTGTAAGATTAAAGGTGATACAGAATATAGAGGGTATCAATGGGGGTTAACGGCGTAAGCCTTTACACATTTCTCAGCTCCCAAAGTTCTCCCCTAGAAACAGAAGTAGAGCTAGTAAAGAAAAACAAGGTTAATTGCTGGAAGTTCCTTAGAGCTTTCACTGCTTTTTAAACTTCAAACATTTAAATATGGAAGTTAAAGAATTATGGAAGCCTCTGCTAGAATATAAAGGCATAGAGGTAAGCTCAATTGGTAGAATAAGAAAAGCTGCTAATAAGAGTAGAAAAGAGAGAATCTTGACTGAATTTCCTAAAGATAGAGATGGTTACTACAGATGCTCTGTGCAAAGACTTGATGGAACATGGACTTCTCAACCAGTCCATAGATTAGTTGCCAAAGCATTTATCCCTAGAACTAAGAATAGAGATATAGTTAATCATATAGATGGGAATAGAACTAATAACAGAATAGAAAATCTTGAATGGGTAACTCCAAAAGAAAATGTCATTCATTCATTTAAATTTGGTTCAAGAAAAATTTGTAAACAAGTTCCCAAGAAGACTATTCTAACAGATTTCCAAGTTAATCAGATAGGGAAATTAAGAGAATTATATACAGTCAATCAAATAGCTAAACTTTTTAATATAGAATATCAGTCTCTCAAAAATATAATTCATAAAAAGAAACAATGTGAAAGATTGGATGATCAGCAGCCAAGCATATATACTAGTGTATATGAAGGTTCAGAGACTATCCCAGATGGGAGTAAGTAGTAAGTACTACTGAAACGCCTTGCTCACTTAATATTAAGTGATGAAGATATAGTCCGAACTCTAATGAAAGTTAGAGATAATACATGGAAACGATGTATTAGCAACATAAAAAAAAATGTGAGAAATCCTTTTACAGGACAGAAGGGTAATCCCTATATGTCTTTTGATGAGGACTCGGCAGTTATTCATAGAATGGCCACTTTAGGTATTTGTGTTCTTGATCCTACGAGAACTATGTCAATTATTCCTGCTATATTGCAGGGTTAATATAATGGGAGTAGGTACTCCTACTCCCTATTTATTTTTAGAAAGGAGAAGATATGGCAAAAAATAAAGTAGAAGAAAAAGTAAATTACGAGACACCTGAATTTGAAATAGATGAAGATTCTATCAGAGAAGTCTCTATGGAAGAGGTTTCAAAGTTACATCACAGTCCTGAAATAGAGAATAATTCTTCTGGAGTGTTAGAGAAACCTAACACTATAAAGAATAATACTCTAATTAATTGTCTAAGAAAAGAAAGAATCATAGTAAGACACATACCGAAGGAAGGAGGCTTAATTACAAACCCTAAACACATATTGTATGGAGGTATGGCAGAGAATGCTACTAGAACATTCGTAGTCCCAAGATTATCCTCTGGAATGTTTGTAAATGTCCTTACAGATTCAGAGAAAGCTTTCCTAGAAGAAGTTATGGGACTTGAATACAATGCACTAAGTGTGTATAAGAAAACCAATAACTTCTGGGATGATTCCAATGATGAAGGTATCTCTAAGGTAAGATTGAAAAAACAAGATAATTATCTTGATTTGTCTGACCCAGGAGACTATATAAGATATAAGATATTGTTAGCAAACAAAGATTATATTGCCTCTTCTTTACAAGAATTACAAGATCATCCTAAAGCTACTTATCAATTTGTTATTATAGCAGAAGGAGAAGAAGTTAAATCTGCTAGAGGCAATATGAGTAACACTATGAAGTGTTATAAAGAGTTTGGTAAGATAGAGAATGATATAGATACTTTAAGAGTTATTATAGAATCTATTGATGGAAGACCTACATCTCCCACTGTTAAATTGGAATTCTTACAAACGAAGGCTAATAGTCTTATTCAAGCAGATAGCAGACTGTTCTTAAAGGTTATTACTGATCCCTTATTAAGTACTAAAGTTCTCATAAGAAAGAGTATTGAAGCTGGGCTTATCTCAAAGAGAGGAGACTATTTATACTTGAAGAGTGATAATACTCCTCTATGTGAGATCAATGAGGAGCCTACTATCAATATGGCTGCTAAATTCTTGAATTCTCCTAAACATCAAGAGTTAAAATTTTCTTTAGAAGCAAAGTTAAAATAGTATGAATAATAAAGAATTCTCTAATGAGTTTGACATACTTTATAATAACCTAATGAGCAATAATGCGGCTCCATTGAATGAATATGAAAAGAGTGTCTTACTTACTCAATCCCAAGAGTCTATAGTGATAGATATATATAATGGAAGGTTCAATGGAGAATCCTTTGAAAATACTGAAGAAGTTACAGAATATATAAGTAACTTAGTTAAAGAAGTTACTTTAAGTGATAAGATAGAGAATGAGGCTCATAAGAATTCTATATTCTTTCAACTACCGGAAGATCTATGGTTTATAACTTATGAATCTGTTAACTTAAGTGATGAATCTCTAGGATGTGCAAACAATAAAGATGTAATCGTAGTTCCAGTATCTCAAGACAACTTTTATAATGTATCGAGGAACCCATTTAGAGGTCCCAATGATAGAAGGGTTTTGAGATTAACTATTGGAACTAAAGCAGAATTAGTTAGTAAATACAATATAAAATCCTACACTGTCAGGTATCTTTCTAGACCAGATCCTATCATCTTAGAGAATCTGACAGGCTATGGGGTAAGTATAAATAATGAAACAAAAGTAACAGAGTGTAAACTAAATCCTGTAATCCATAGGGCTATACTTAATAGAGCAGTTTCTCTTGCTAAGGCTATATGGTCATCAGGTGCATAAATAATCTATTGTATAATTTAATATATATATTAAAATGGCGACATTTAGTACAAATCAAGCAAGACAACTTTATGTAGCAGAAGCATTAAAACCCTCTAATGTTATTTCAACTGACGCAGTCGGCTCTATTGCAGTAAAATCTGACACAGCAAAAAATCACCTGTATTTTGAATACATGGGAGCTGGAGGTATGCTAAGAAGTGACCTAATAGATATTAAAAATATCATGTATGCTAAAGCAACAGATGCTGATGATCTGGCTCATGAACTAGCTAAGTACAAGGTAACTTTAGATCCCAATGTAAATGGAGGATCTCCGGTGGCTGGTCAAGATTATATTCTTAGAATTGCCTTTAGAAACTATATTGGTATGTCTGAGGAAGATCAATACTTTAAATATGGCATGGTTCATGCAGTATCAGGAATGACAGCAGGTAGTTTTTATCAAGAGCTTTATAAGTCACTGAAAAAGAATTTCTCAAGAGAGACAGAGCAGTTGTTGGACTTTAGTCTAGAAGGAACTGCAGCTAAAGCTACTATGGCTACTAATAATGGTATTACAGTAACTGCTGTGGAAAATGGAGTAATAGGGAACTCTATTAAATTTGCAATAGAGTCAATTACAGCTGCAAATGCAGGTTTTAAAGTAACACAAGAAGATGGATTTACCGTTATTAGAGCTTCCTTGACAGCTACTAAGAAAACTATCAAAGATTTGAAGGAGTTGGTAGCCGCTAATCCAGGTATAGCAGCTATGATTTCTATAGCTGGAACAGATGGCACAGCAGTACAATTAGAGGCTACTCCTGTAGCTCTTACTGGTGGAGATGCCAGTGGCTTGATAGTAGAAGAGGTTCCTCAAGAATGGATACTTGGTACATTCCCTCAAGTCCCTGTAAATTTCACTCTTATGCCAGATACTATTATAGTTAATGGTGATGATAGAATTTGGGGTTTGGTAGAGAAACAAGCTTCAACTAATAGTATTCCCGATGGACATAAAATTGCAGATCTTGAATACTTCTGTATGGGTGAGAGAGGAGATGTTTATAGAATGGTGGGATTCCCTAACGTTATCAGAACCAAGTACTTGGTGAACCCCGATTTGAAATATAATACTATCGACATTCACTATGCCTATGTTGGTTCTAATGAGGCTGTTCAGAAATCAGAGAAGGATATTACAATCGTAGTTCCTAAGGTTGGAGATAATAATCAGACTAGTAATAAACTTACTAATGACATTATCACAGCTATTAACACTGCTACTGGATTAACAATTACAGCACTTGATGTCTCTGCATAAGGCTATTAAATAATTAAGGGAGACTAATGTCTCCCTATTTTTTTTTTATTACCTTTATAATAGAGTGCTATGAAATTTAATGAATTATATGTTAATCCAGAAGGAACATTATTGGTAATAGAGGTTCAATGCACAGATACTGAGGGTATTTATCCTAAACAAGTGGTGATAGATAATCAAGATACTTATACTGAAGGGATGCCTAGTTCGTCTCCTATATATCAAAGCATTAATTCTGATCAGTCTAAAGTTTTTAGACTAGAGATTCCCAAAGAATCTTTGGATATATCTGATAACTTACTATTTGTGTACTGCAGAAGTGATAAAGATGACATAATTATGTGTCCTGTATGTAACTTTTTTAGAATATACCAAAGTTTCATGCCGTCTGTAAAAACTATTGGAACATCATGCTGTTGCCCTCCGAAAGTGTTTATAGATTATATCTTAAGATTTAAAGCTTTTGAACTATCTATCAAAGCAGGAAATTATCTTCAAGCTATACAATTTTGGAACAAATTCTTTAGGAATAAAGAATTAAAAAATTTATTTGGTAATGGATGCTGTAAATAAATACTTGTCGAACTCATTGATTTCTTATTTTAATGCTTTGACAAAACTTGGATACATATCCTATGGAAAAGTAAATAGGTTAATAGCAGTGCTATTTATTACAGAAATGTTAGAGATAGGCTATAATAAAACTATAACTGAAGAAGATTATAGAGCTATTGGAGAAGCTTTAACCTGCTTATTTGGATCGAATTGTTTATTACCATATCCAGAGTTTATAAGAAATGTTACAGAAACTGTAAAATATAATCCATTTCTATAATAATTAATATAATATTTATACTAGAAAAATGATAATATCCTTGTTGCAAGAATAAATTTTACTTATCTTTGCAATAAGGATTTTTTATTATATACAAATATGAGTACATTTAGAGAGTTGACTTATTTAGTTTTGGATGAACTTAAACTACATTCTGATGATTCTACATTCACTGAAGATCATGTTATGATTCTTCTTGATAAATATAGGGCCTTTCTACTTAAGCAAAGATATTCAAGTGTTAAGAAACGAATGCCTTCCAGTAATTATCAGACTATATGCTTAGATTTAATTCAGGTTCCTGCTATATCCGGTGAACCTTGTGAGGGGGGAATCTATCTTAGAAGCAAAGATAAGATACCATTTCTTATGCAAATTGGGACAACTAAGGTTTATCCAGTTGATTATTACCAAGGTGACATAGCTTATGTTAGTAGAGATAGGATGAGATATGTAGGGTATAACAAATTTCTAAAGAACATTATTTATTGTTCCATCGGTCCTGACAACTATTTATATTTTAAGTCTTGTAATCCGCAACATCTATACCTTGAGCATGTAAGACTTACTGGGATATTCTTTAATTCCATCAGAGCCTCTGACCTCCAATGCCCTGATGAAGAAGGTAAAATCCCATGCGATATATTAGATAGAGAATTTCCTATAGAGGATTCCCTTATTTCCCCTCTTGTAGAGCTGACAGTTAAAGAGCTCTTGGGAGCTTCTTACAGACCAGCTGATCCTGATAACAATGCTAAGGACGATTTATCTGATATGGCTTCTTTTATAGCTAGGAATACAAAGAGTAATTTTCAAAAACAATTAGAATAATACTATGGCTAATCCAGAAGAGGTAATAAGCTATGAAGAGTTTAGAGGTCTAGTTAATAAAGTAAAAGGAAGTAGACATCATAAAATAAAAAACTCATATGGAGTTTATGACGGATATAAATTTTACAGGAAGACTAAACCAAAAGAATCTAAATATATACTTACAGAATCTCAGTATTTTTCTATCATTAGAAAAGTAAATAAATTACTGGCTGATTTATTATCAAAAGGTGATGATGTTACGTTACCATGTAGATTGGGAAAATTAGAAATAAGAAAATATAAAGCTAATATTGTTTTAGAAGGAAATAAAATCAAGACTAATCTCCCTATCGACTGGGATAGAACTCTTAAATTATGGTATGAAGATGAGGAATCCTATAAGAATAAAACACTTATTAAAGTGGAAGAAAAAGAAATATTTAAAATCTACTATAATAGAAATGTAGCTAATTTTACTAATAAATCTTTCTATACTTTTCATCTAAATAGAAATATAAAGAAAGAACTAAAGCAAAATATAAAGGAGGGAATAGTAGATAGTTTTATGATATAAATTATTTAGATATGGCTGAACAATATTCAAGTATAAAATTAATTTTAGATAAAATACTCAGACATCCTCTTATGCAAGATATAACATTAGAGACAGCAGTTGACTATTGTGTAGATTTCATGAGGATTGTTGGAACACCTAGTATATTTGAAGAAAAAACAGAAATAATTAGGGTGAAAGAATATAGGGCTATTCTTCCTTGTGACTATTATCAAGTTATTCAGATAAGGAAAGTTGGAGGAGCAGCCTTCAGATATTCTACAGACTCATTCCATATGAGTGAATGTAAACATGATTATAAAAGAGGTGTAAATGATTTAACCTATAAAATACAGGGCAATATTATATATACCTCTCTTGAGGAAGGAGACATAGAGTTAGCTTACGAAGCTATAGCTACAGATGAGGATGGATACCCTCTTATTCCAGATAATAGTAGCTTTACTAGAGCACTTGGACTTTATATTAAGAAAGAGTGGTTTACTATATTATTCGATTTAGGGAAAATAAGTCCAGCTGTACTGCAAAATGTACAACAAGAGTATGCTTGGGCTGTAGGAGATTGTGAATCTGAGTTCAATAGATTATCTATTGATAAAGCTGAATCCTTCTTTAACTCCTGGAGGACTCTTATTATAAGGGATGGGGAGCATAGAACTGGCTTTAAAAACAATGGAAGTAAGGAAAGATTAAAACTATATTAATATGCAGCGGGGACAATCTATTTTTAAAGTTAGGGGAATGCAGAGAGATTTAAGTGTTTCTGCATTTAACTCTCAATATTCTTATGAAAATAAGAATATTAGAATAATGTCTACGGATGATAATACTCTGCTAAGTATATCTAATGAGAAGGGGAATATATCCCCTTATATTTATGGGATAGGGGATTCTATAAAAGGTATTCCAATTGGACAGTCCCTTCTTAATGACGAATTAGTAATATTCTCGTCTGGGCAGATAATTACCCAGAAGATAAAAGATATAGATGCTTCGTCTAGTACTATAAATGATTTGACAGCTACTGAGAGGAACATTGAAGATATTGATTCTGAAGATTTTAAAGATAAAATATACAAGATATGGTTAGATGGATTAAATATAAGAGGAAAAATCTTATTCTCTGGTGATTTGAAGTTTAATCCAAAGTATCCTATAGAAACTATCTCATTATATGAAAATGAGAATTCCAAGAAGGTATATTGGGTAGATGGCCTAAATCAACCTAGGGTTATAAACATAGCCTCTGAAACAGAATGGAAGGATAACTCCTTCAATTTCGTGAAAGAGGTAATATCTCCTGATAGTGTTACTATAGATACAATAGATGGCGGAGGACAATTCTCTAGTGGAGTAATACAATATTGTATAACATATGTTAGCGAATATTTACAAGAAAGCAATATAGTTTATACATCTCCTCTGTATTTTACCTCTTCTGGAGGTAAAGGAGGCTCTCCGGAAGAGTTATCTAACAATTCCTTTAGGATAAATATTTATAATCCAGATACTTCTTGGGATTATGTAAGAATATATAGTATTTTTAGGTCATCTATAAATGCAACTCCAGAAGTTAAAAGAGTTATAGACTTAAGTATAGGAACATCTACTGGCGGTAGTTTAACTTATACAGATTCTGGGAATTATGGAGACATTGAAGATCCTACAAAGCTCTTATATGTTGGAGGAGTAGAAGCTATATTTGGTACTATATCACATAAGGACGGTACATTATTCCTTGGAGACATTAAGGTTAGTAATGATCATTTGTGGGTAGAAAATAATACAAAGGCTGATGTAGTATTTGGCACAGAGAGAGTTTTAGATAGGCTTCCACTCCAGAAAGGGGTTTATAGCTATAAAAACACTTTACCTAATCCAACAGAGAGAATATTTAAATATGGGGAAACTTATAGACTTGGAATACAGTTCCAAGATAAAGTAGGTAATTGGACTAATCCTATATTTATAACGGATATAGTAAATAATATTAAACCAACTGGCGGAAGAGAAATAAGTACTGGAAGTGGTACTGATAAACAGAATGTTGGATGCTTTTGCGGTATATTTGATAACAATAACATCCTAACTAAATATCTAAAGGAACATGGATATATTAGTGCTAGACCTCTGGTGGTTTATCCCAAATTTTCAGAAAGAACTATCATAGCTCAAGGAATAGTGTGCCCTACTGTATTTAGAGCTTCTGACAGATACAATAATGCTCCTTATGCTCAGTCCTCTTGGATATTTAGACCATTTGGAATAGGAGAACAGGGTAATATGGGTACTACCACTTTTAACAGCCATGGTTATAGGGCTGAGTTTAGGCACTGTATGCATTTACCTCCAGTGAACTATAGAGAGTGTGAAATACAAAATGCAGGACTCGATAGTTTGAGTCTTGTTACTCCATTTATAACTTCTAACCATTCTAATTGGATCAATAATTACGGAGATGAGTTCTTTGTAGATCATTCAATTTTCACTTTTCATTCTCCAGATATTGAATTGGGGGACGAATTTACAATGGATAATCTATATAACTATAGGATAAGAGTAGTAGGGATTGTTCCTATAAGTTCAAAATATGTTACCAGAACTTTGTCCACTTCTTCCCCCACTTTAACTTATACATATACTGGAGGAAGCTCAACTGGATATGGAAGGTATATCGAAGGACAGGAAATTTCTTTAGATTCTAAATTATTGGATATAGCACAAGCATGGTATAGTATTGGAGCTGATGTTTTGTGGATGGATTATGCTGTTAAAGGAGATAAGGTAGTAGCTAGGGAAGGAAATTACTCCTGGGGATATCTTACATACTTATGGCATAGAAATGGATCTCTTAATAATGATAATGGAGGAGGATCTGCTAAGTTAAAATCCAAAACTGAAGCGATGCTGAGATTCTCCTATAATACTTATTATCTAGATACTCCGGTGCTAGTACAAAGTAGTAAAGATTTTCCTGATATGTCTATATGGGATTCTAATGAGATATCTGCTATATATGTGGGGGATAAAACATATTATGGTAATATAGACTCTATAATATCTCCGGTAAAGGGAGAAACAGGAAACTATAATTATCCGGTAATTGTAACTGGATCATCTAGTGATCAAGGCATACCAAGAGGGATATATAGAGGTTACGCAAGGAAACCTGAATATACTAATCCAGGTTCTGGAGGTAGTGTTCCTGTAATGAACACTGAGTTGACTGGGGCTGTTAGTATGAAGTATAAATCTCCTAAACACCTGGTTATAAATTTGGGGGATATATATACTGATAGCAATAATCAAACGAATTATACTCAATGGATACTTCCACAAATTAAATCTGAAAATGGTAACATTATAAATCTTCCTTATGGTGAAACTCAAACTAGTCCTCCCTTCTGGACAAATATAAGTTCAGGAAATACTATATTTAATTATAGAAGTATAGAAATACCAGATGATATAGGAGATTATTTCAGTCCTGGATATGATACAGCAGCCGGAGGAGGAGTTATGTATCTATGTGATATAATAAGAGACAATATAGATGAAACCACTCTATTTGGAGGAATGACTAAGGATGCTATGTTAGCTAATGAATGGCTTATAGCTGGAGAAGATGTAACTCTACAGAACATATCTGAAAGTATGGGATTCACTGTGTATTGGAATTGGGGGGATACCTACTATCAAAGATACGACTGCTTAAAGACTTACCCATTTGATTCAGAATCCCAAAATAATGTAGTAGATGTTTTATCTTTCATGTGTGAGACTAGGATAAATTTAGATGGGAGGTATGATGATAATAGGGGTACTAAAAATCTACTCAATATTAACATAGACAACTTCAATAAGATAAATAAAGTATATTCTCAGGATAATAATTACTTCATCTATAGAATGACTGACTCTTCAACTGAAGTTAGAGAATTTCCTAATTCTATAACTTGGACAAAGACTAAAACTAATGGAGAACTAACTGATTCCTGGACTAATATAACTTTAGCTTCTGTTCTAGACTTGGATGGAGATAAAGGAAAAATAAGAGCCTTAAGAAGATTTAATAATGAGCTTATAGCTTTTCAAGACAGAGGAATAAGTAATATATTATATAATTCAAGGACTCCATTATCCTCTACAGATGGTATTCCTATAGAGTTAGCAAATTCAGGAAAAGTAGATGGAAAGAGATATTTATCAGATAAAATAGGATGTACGAATAAATGGTCCATAAGAGAAACTCCTAATGGAATTTATTTTATAGATGATATATCAAAAGGTATATTCTTATTTAGTGGAGAAATAGCTAATTTATCTGATAAGTTAGGTTTCCACTCCTGGATAAATAGTAGATCCACAGATGTGAATATATGGAATCCAATATACTTTGAAGGTTTTGTAACATACTATGACAAAGTAAATGGAGATGTATTTTTTATCTCTAAAGAGGAATGTTTGGCATTCTCAGAACCTCTAGGTCAATTCTCTTCCTTTTATAGCTATGAAAATACTCCGTTTTTCTCTAATATAAGAGATAGAGGTCTTTTTATAAGACCTTCCTCTGAAGAATCTAGCTATAAATTATGGCTCCATAATGAGGGGGATTATAACATGTACTTCGATAAATATCAACCCTTCTATATTACGGTGATAGTAAACGAAAACCCTATTCTAGATAAAATATTTACTAATATTGAATTTAGATCGGATTCATGGAAATCCGGGGAATTAATCAACTCAACTTTTGATACCTTAAATGTATGGAATGAATATCAGAAAGGAGTAACAAAACTATCTAATCTATCATCAATCCCCTCTTCTTTGAAAGAAAGATTTAGGATATGGAGGGCCAATATTCCAAGAGATTGTTTTAATCATAGAGATAGAATTAGGAATCCTTGGATATATCTTAAGCTCTCCAGAACAACAGAGAATACTAACAGAACTATACTTCATGATTTAATAGTTAAGTATCTATATTAGTTACAATCAAAGTAACAATGAGTAAAGAATTGTTTTATTCATTGTTACTTTTTTTGTATAAATCTTGCATAAAATATAAGTTTGATTTATATTTGCAAATAAAATATTATTGTATGAATAAGAGATATCAAACTGGATATATAAAGCAAAAACCTTATTCGCTTAATACTCCATCTTTTAATCTTGCAGATCTTAGACTAGAAGATATACCTGAAACACCTTCTATATTAAATTCTAATGATTGGTTAAATAATATAGGGTCTATTGCAGGAGGAATTAGTGGAGTAATTGGAACATTTCTGCAGAATTCTAGAATAGGTGATACTTCTGACGTGGAAGATCAAATAAATTCTGCTGCTAATTATAAGGTAGGAGCCTACTCTAATGAGTCACTACTTGATGAGTGGGGCAATTATAATCCATTAGATTATGTGACTTACTCAGATATTAGAGGAGGAAACGTAGCTCAAAGAGGGTTAAATACTTTATCCTCGATAGGTTCTGGAGCAATGGGTGGAGCCTCTATTGGAGGTCCTATAGGAGCTATTGTAGGAGGAGTTGCTGGTCTTGGAAGTTCTATAGCAGGTTGGCTGACTGGAAATGCTAAGGCTAGAAGAAAAGTTAAAGAGTTAAATAATAAAATAGATGCGGCAAATAGACATGTACAGAGTTCATTTGTTAACTCGGCTAGATCTATAGATGAAATCAATGATATGAACATATTATCTAATTATTCAGCTTACGGAGGTCCTATAAATATGAGATCATTCTCACCTATGTCTCCTTTTGGAAATAGATATAGTAAAGGAGGAGCTATAAGAATTAAACCTAGTAAGAGAGGAACTTTTACAGCTGCTGCAAAGAAGCATGGTAAATCAGTGCAAGCTTTTGCTTCTCAAGTATTAGCAAATAAGGAAAACTACTCTCCAGCTATGGTTAAGAAAGCCAACTTTGCTAGAAATGCAGCTAAATGGAAACATGCTGATGGAGGTAACCTTAATACTGTAGCACCTTTAATTTATCCTGCTCCTGAGTGGATTTATACCCCTACTTATAACATTCCTGACAGTACCTCTAATAATGGAGTTTCTGACCAAGAGGTTATTAATAGTTTCATTAATAATGTAGTATGGACTATGGAAAACCCCAATAATAAAGGATATGACCCAAATACTAATACCTGGGGGGTTTATACAGATAGAGATAAAGATGGCAATACATACTATAACTTTGGTCCTGGGTTAGAAGTTACTGCTAACAAATTAGACAAAAAGAAAAGATATACTAGAGACTATTTAAATACTCTTCTAGAGAAGAGGGTTAGTAGAGATACTAAAAATATAAGAAAGTCTTTAGAATCTATGCAAGATGGCAAATATAAAGGAGTTATAGATACTTTAAGTCTTGGTCCTAGATTAGTCATTCAAGATATAGCATATAATTTAAAACCTAAATCTGGGAATATGCCAGAAAACTGGCCACTACTAATAGACGCTCTAAGTGAAGGAGATTTGGAAAGAGCTAGGCATGAAACTGAATCAGGTAGTACTAGAAGAATGCAGATGAGAAACCAAATGCTGAATTATAAATGGAGTCCTGATAGTGTGGTAATTAATAGAGCTTATGGTGGCCCTATAAACACTCATGGAGGAGTATTTAATAATGGTGTCACCATTGTAGGTAATGGCGGAACTCATGAGGAGAACCCATTAGAAGGTGTACAGATGGGTGTAGATGAACAGGGAATACCTAATCTAGTTGAGGAAGGAGAAGTAATATTTAATGACTACGTATTTAGTAATAGAATGAAAGCTCCTAAGAATCTCAAGAAAAGGTATAAATTTAAAGGAAAAACCTTTGCTGATGTAGCTAAATCTATTCAAAAAGAGAGTGAAGAAAGACCTAATGACCCTATTAGTAAAGCTGGGCTAGATGTTAATATGGCTAGATTAGCAATGTCTCAAGAAGAGGTAAGAAATAGTAAGATGAAAAAGAATACTTCAAATAAATATGCTGGAGGAGGAGTATTGCCATACATGAGATATGCTCCTGCTGTTGGAGCTGGAATAAATGCTTTAACAGACCTTATTGGCTCAACAAATAAATATGACTATTCTAATATAGATTTAATTCAAGATGTAATAGATAATCTACAGACTGTGAGTTATAAGCCTGTAGGAAATTATCTTACATATAGACCTTTCGATAGGAATTTCTATATAAATAAACTTAATTCTCAAGCTTCTGCTACAAGAAGAGCAATAGAGGGATTATCTGGTGGAAATAGAGCAACTAAAATAGCAGGGATAGTAGCCTCCGATTATAATACACAAGAGAGACTAGGTGATTTAGCTAGACAGGCTGAGGAATATAACTTAGCTCAAAGAGAAAGAGTTGAAGCCTTTAATAGAGGAACTAATCAATTTAATTCTGAAATGGGTCTGAGAGTAGGTCAAATAAATAAACAGAATGATGAACTAAGGCTTAAATCGGCTATTACTCAAGCCCAACTCAGAGATCAAATTGATTCTGCTGTGTCTGCTGCTAGATCTGCTAACTTAAATAACTTCCTAGACTCTTTAGGGGATATTGGAAGAGAGGAGACTATATTTAATTTGATTAATAGTAATCCAGGACTTAGATATGGATATACTGGCAGAACTGGAAATATAGGATATAAGACCAGATCTAAAGGTGGTTATTTAACTATTAAAAAGAAGAAGTAATATGGCAAGATATGTAATAACCGGTAGTAAATTCAAACCCTTTTCTTATGCTGAATTAATACAACCTATACAACTTGCTGAAGCTGCTCATCAAGCTGTAGAAGACCAATATAATGAATTATCTACTAAGGCCAATGTATGGGAAAATATAGCTAATGAACAGGATTCTCCATACACATATAATATGTATAAGACCTATGCAGATGATTTAAAATATCAAGCTGATCAATTAGCTACTTCTGGTCTTACTCCTGCTTCCAGACAAGGTTTGAATAATATGAGAACTAGATATAGTCAGCAGATAGTACCTATAGAACAAGGATATGCAGCTAAAGTAAGAGATATAGAAGCTCAGAAACAAGCTAAGTTAAAGGATAACACTTTGATGTTTGATAGAGAAGCAGCCTTTACTAATCTAGATGATTACGTAAGAAATCCTAACTTAAGTTACACTGCTTATTCAGGACAGACTCTAGCATCTCAAACTTCTCAAATGGCCAGAAATTTAGCTAAGGAGTTAAAAGAATATAAGAAAGGTAAACCTATCGATGCTTATACTAACACCTTCCTGACTAAATATAATGTATCTTCTGATGATGTTCTATATGCAATAGAACATCCTAATGACAAAAGAAGTAATAAAGCATTAAGAGCTATAATGGATGCAGCTGTAAATGCTTCTCCTATTCCTTCTTGGGGAGATATGGATACATTAGATAGAGCTTACCAGTATGCAGGAATGGGATTATGGGATGCTATTGGAGAGGAAAGAGTAACACCTATAGAGAATTATGGAGCAAGACTAGCTGCTAGACAAGCTGCTGGAAGCTCTTCTTCAGCAACAGTTCCTAGAGTACCATGGAGAGCCATACCTATAACTAGAACTAATGAACAAATAAGGAATACTACTCAAATGAAGAGTGATGCTGAATTTCTAAGAGAGTTAGCAAGTAATCCATCAAAAGCTCTTGATGTTCAAAAGACCTATTACCCTGGTGTAAAAGGTAGAGGAGAGCCAGGTAGTGCTGATATTAATATTGCTCCAGGAGATGTTGTAACACAATCTTATATGAAGAGACTTTCCGATATAAGTAAAAAATATGGTATAAACGTTAACTTTAATATAGGAGATAACGGAAATAATTCTACAGAAGGGTTAATTAAAGCAGCAGAAGAATTAGAATCTAGAATAAGAAAGAGTGCTATAAGAAGTACAGGCTATGCTCTTACAAACACGAACTTTGATTTAGGGTCTAGAATACTAGCAGAGAATATCAGATCCAGAAGTCAAAGAGCAAATGATGACACTGGAGCATTTGAAATAGAGGATGGAAAAGTAAAAAGTAAACCTTCTAAGTTAGAAGACGTAATTGGTTATATTAATAAAGATGCACAGATTGAGTTTGATCCTTCATTGGGTGTGGTGCTTAGAGGAAGCATTCAAGATGGTAAAACATATAAGACTAAATCATTCCTTCTTGACCCAGAAGTAATAGCTGGAGAATCTATAAATGTTGGAGGGAGAATCTATAATAGATATCAATACCTTATAGATTTAATTAATGAGAGTATAGAGAATAATGATGTAGAAGCTGCTACTGCTATATCTACTAGATTAATGGAAGATTTAGATAGTTACTTTAATTCTATAGCAAAGACACAAGGAAATACTATGTCAGCAAAAGAAGAGGAAGCAGCTTCTTATTATAGAAATTAAAATTAATCATAATGGCAAATGGAATAAATGATCCTTCTAAAAGGGGAATTTCTGGATTAAAAGGTTTAAATACCACTGAAGGGATAAATAGATATCTAGATGAACTTGGATATAGTAGGAGTATACCAGAATATAAAATGAGAAAGGCTGCATCTCCAGAACCTATAATTCAAGAGGTTGGAGAGGTAGGAGTAGGAGATTCTTATTTCGATAGAGGTATAACTTCTCTTACTCAATTACAAGATTTAGAAAATACCAGGGGAGAGTTACAACCCTGGTATTCTCAAATATCAAATGGTTTAGCTAAAGGTGCAGTTCTAGCAGGTACTACATTCTTAAGTGGTACTCTTGGATTATTGTTTGGTGCTAAAACAGCTATAGAGGAAGGAAGATGGTCAGGACTATGGGATAATCCCTTTGATAAAGCATTACAGTCAGTTAATGAGTGGGCTGAAGAAGCCCTTCCCAATTACTACACCAGAGAAGAGCAAGAAGGCCCTTGGTATGATAATATATTTACTGCCAACTTTATAGGGGACAAGTTTATAAAAAACCTAGGATTTACAGTAGGAGCTTTTTATGGAGGTAATCTCATCTCTAAGACCTTGAAATCAACTGGGCTACCTCAAATAATAGGTGCTATAACAAAGAGCTCAAAAGCTCCAAAGCTTGTAACATCTGGAGTAGGAGCTGTAGCATCTGCTGTTAATGAAGGTAGAATAGAAGCATTAAATAATTCAACTGATTGGTTTAATTTACAGAAAGCACAGATCGATGATGATTATACTAGTAGATTAGATGCTATAGGTCAATCTTATGTGAGAGGAGAAGATGGTACTATTACTTTAACTGGGAATATAAGTGAATTAGGTCTAGCTCTACAAGAGGCTCATTCATCGTCTATCAGTAGATTAACTGAAGATAGATTGAAGATGGGTAATATGGATCTATTGATGAACCTACCAGTACTTACAGCTTCTAATATTATCCAGTTCGGTAAGATGTATGCTAATGGATTTAAGACAGCAAGAAAGGCAACTAACATAGTTGGAGAAGCTGGAGAATATACTACTAAAAGAACTATAGGTAGAGGGGTAGCTAAATCTACTATGGGAGCCCTCTCTGAAGGTCTTGAAGAGATTTCACAAGGAGCAGCAAGTAGAATATCTGGTAATTATTATGAAGATGATGTAAACAATTTCTATAAAGCTAAAATAGATCCGCAAGCTGAACAAGAGACATTAAGTTGGATAAAATCCTTTGCTCAAGGAATTAATGAAACAGTGAATGATGGATCATCTTGGGAAGAATTTTTTATAGGTACTCTTACTGGAGCTCTTGGCATGCCTAGATTCAGAGGAGTGAGAAGTAGTGATGGTAGATTACAGTCTCCTATTACTCTTGAGGGAGGAATCTATGGTGGATTTAGGGAGTATATGGATAAGATAAACAGAGAGACTGAAATAGCTAATTATATGAACAATAGAGTTCAGTCTCCTGAATTCAAGAATTATTACCAAGGGCTCATTAGACATAATAAATATCAAACTGATATGAACCAGGCTGTAGAAGAGAATAATGAGTTTGAGTTCAAAAATGCTGAATATGCTCAGTTAGTTTCTGATATTGCGATGTTTGATAATGCGGGAAAACTTGAGGATTTAACTACTCTAGTTAATGCCGCCTATGATACCTCTGATGAAAACCTTGCATCTATAGTTGAAAATACTACTTCCACTATAACTGATGAAAGTGGTAAAGAAGTTAAAGTTGGTCCATTTATTGACAGAAATGGTAATCCCATGTATAGTACTCCAGAAGGAAAGCAGGAAATGATAGATAAGCTGACTCAAACAAAAGATGAGATGCTTAATACTATCACAAGCTATACTAAGATTAAAGATGATATTGATGTAAGAACAGGACAACAGTTAAATGATGAACAGCTTGAAGAATTAACATGGCTAAAAGCTCAAATTGGTAATTGGCAGGATAGGGCTAATCAACTTTCAAGTGAGATTAAACCTACTATAGGTACTATATTAGGAAGTATGTCTCAGCTTGCTAATATGTATAATTCAGTTAAGACTGAGGAAGGTAGAGCTCATGCAGGATTAACTGATTTGTATAATTCTGCTGATAAGAATGAAAGGCAGATAAGAAAGAACATGTCTATCCTTGAGACTGTAAGAAATCTTGATGATAAAACCTTTACTTATCTTTTATCAAAAGATCCTAAGTTAGTAGAGGGAATCAAGTCAGTAGTAGAAAGTCCTCTTAGTGGTGTAGCTGCTGATGATGCACAAGTATTCAATGAAAAGATTGATGATATTGTGAAGTTAGTAAATGCAACTGCTAATTATAATACTAAACTAAAGGAGTATCTTGAGAATCCTACTAAACTTCAAGAAGACATAGTATCCTCTACTGAGGAGGTTGCTAAGAAGGAATCTAAGAGAAAATCTGATAATCTAAAGAGTAAGTTACTTTCAGCTACTAATTTATCTGAGTTTAGGCAGGCTCTTAATGAGGAAGAAGATATTGCTATAAAAGAAGAAACACTTAAATCTCTTGAGGATGAAGGTAATGAGATATCTAAGAATTATGAAGAAACAAACTCATATAATACAGAAGTACAAAGAGTAATTAATTCTCTCAATGAAAGTCCAGATATTAAAATGGATGCTCTTAAACTTCTTCAAGACCAATTTGAGAACTCTTCTAATTTAGAAGAGATAGCAAATCCTAACTCTATATATATTGATAACTCGTATGCTTTATATGATGACAATTTAACTCCTGAGGAGAATACTATTAAATTTCAAGAGGCTCAATATGCTCTTCTCAGAGCAATGAATCAAGTCAATAATGAAAATAGATTTAAAAATAGATTCTCACAAGATTATAGAACATTAAGGGAAAAAGGTAAACCAAATCCTTCAGCTCCTACAAAAGACACTACAGGAGATAGTGAAACCTCTACTATTCCTTCAGTTGATACTGGAGGGTTTCCTGTTACTACTTATGAGCCTCCTGCAGGTAATATAACTTCAACTCAAGTAAGAGATGAGAATAAGGAAACTAATGACAGAATAGAGACTCCACAATCACTTGATAGTAAACAAAAGGGTAAAAGGCCTTATTATAGACCTTCAATACCTGAACTGCATATTCAAGCAAGCAAGGAGGGAGATTTTAGACCATTCAATATAGTAGCTGCTGAAAGGGAGCATGGGGTAAATTTTGATGAGTTATATAACTATCTAAAAGATAATGGTGCATTTACTTATGTGAATGAGAGTAATCTAAAGGTAGGTGATGAGCTTGGATTTATGATTGACCCTGAATTCAATGACCATACAATTTTCATTGTAGATAGAAGAAACAATCAGATTGTAGGTAGTCTTGACGAATCTGACTATTCAGTAAGTAGATATGAAGGTCTTGCTGGTCTTGAAGAGAAGATAAAAGCTGAATTTGCACAAAGAGGTGATAAAACTAAGAAATTCATTGCTACTCCTACCACAAGAGTATCACAAATAATGGTAGGTAGAATACCTTATAGTACTGAGGAAAGAAGCTTGGCTAATATACCTAATGTATTAGGGGAAGGTAGAGAACCTATCTTTGGTATAATCAAGAATGGTACTCTTTCTACTAATGGTAAAATAGATGATAGTCTTATTATCAAACCAGTAGATATGGCTCAAAAAGAGGGTAGAATGTATCTACTTATTCCTAATGCTGCTGGTAAATATTCACCTGCTGCTTTAAGAGTGAAGCACTTCAATAAAACTGAATTCAATCCTGATGATATTGAAATACAAAGCGCACAGATGTATAAAAATATACAGGAGTCTATTGAAGCACTTGCTAATTCATTGAGTGAAGATGACTTAAATAATGCAGTAAAGTCTCTTTCAACTAACCTTTACACTGGAGATTTGCATATTGATTGGTTTACATCAGATGCAGGTAATGGTATTAGATTTACTAAAGTACAAAGAGATGCTCAAGGTAATGAGATATATGAAGAGAAAGATGGTAAAAGGATAAGGAAGGAGACTGTAAAAACAGTATTCTTGACTGAAAAATGGGACCAAAATACTCTATATTCTATTATAGGAGATAAGGAGATACAGACAGGACCTGCTTTAAAAAATATTGATGATATCTCGAAGGAAATAAGGGAAATTCTTCTTGACTTCAATTTACTTCTTCAAGTGAATCTAGGTATGTTGAATAAAGGTGGGTACAATAATATGCTTATCAATTCTAATGTACTTACATCAAATATCTCAGATGCAAGGGTAATAAGTAGTTGGTTTACTACTGATTACTTTGATATAGAGGGTAACCTACATCAAGCTATAAGTCCTGCATCCATATCTCCAGATACTACAAGGAAGATAGAAACCCCTGTAGGTGGAACTGAAGGTGTTATCACAGGTACTAAGGTGGTTATTGATGGTGTTACTTATGGAGTAGACTTAACTACTGGTATTATATACGATAGTAATAATCAGAGAATATATCCTGAAAATGCTCAATTAATCAGTGACTTAGCTTGGGCAAATGCTAACTTTGGTGATGCTACCAATGGCTCTTTGATATGGAATAACAGAATTCTATTACCAAGTGGTCAGGTATTAGATAGAGGAACTCAAAAATATTTAACAGGTGAAAATGCTCAGAAGGTTAAAGATAAGATTGCTGGAAGAGAAAGAACTGTAGGAGATAGTAAGAAAGTCATAGCACAAATAGCTGAGAACCAAAAGAAAGTAGATAAGGCAAGAACTGATAGTGAATTCTACTATATACTTGAGGAAGATGGCCAGTATCATGCATATGAAAGAGTACATAATAGATTAGGAAGTAATTGGGTTGAGTCAAAGAAACAGTCTGATTCTCTCAAAGATATAAGAGTAAAATTATCTCAATTATCAGATAATGTTACTCAGTATAATAACTATTTGAAGTATTTAGGTAATCACTGGAAAGTTGATTTAAGTGCTTTTAGTGGGAAGATTGATGTAAGAAATAGAGATACTATTGTAAACATTATAAGGGATAGTATGTCTGAAACTAAGTCACAGAGAGCTCTAAATGCTGGCACTGCCGTAGATAGTGTAATCAGGAACTTCTTTACATCGAATGATACCCCTATAAGACCTGATAATATGAATGAGAAAGCCTTTGCAGACTTAATTTCTTCACTTACAGAAATTAGATCTAATATTGAATCAAGAGGTGAGAGATTTTTAACTAATAATATTGTACTATTTCAAAAGTATGCTGATGGAACAAGAGTTGCAGGAGAAGTTGATATTCTTTCAGTTGATGCAGATGGAAATTTTAGAATATATGATGTAAAAACAAGTAGGTATAGTTTTTATGACTTTATAGATAGATATGGTAACAAAGTAAATTACTTTACTAATCCATCAGCCACTCAAAGAATAAGTACTAGAGACTATTATACTCTACAATTATCTGCATACAAAAATCTATTTGAGTCTCAGTATCATGCTCCTGTTACAACACTTGCTATTTTACCATTTGTTACTAGCTATAATAAGGATATTGTTGAGGGAGTAACAAAGGAGAAAGGTATAATGATTGCTTATAATCCTTCTGTTAATGTACCATTAGTAGGTGCAGTAAAAGTAAGTGAATCTACTTCTACTAATTCAATAGTACCAGTCTTTAATAGTGCTCTTGAAACACAGGACCCTATTAATAATGTACTACCTGAATATAGTCTTGAAGATAGTAAGGTAGGTTATTTTATAAGAGATGGTAAGTTACATAAAAGCTATTTAACTCCTGTTGGTAAAGTAAATGGTGTAGATGTATATATGGCTAAGATACCCATTATAACTAAAGGATTTGGTAGACAGGGTGAAGAATCTCATGTTGCAATGAATTCTTATATGGCAGTATTCCCCAATGGTAATTCAATCACTCTCATCAAGAATGACCCAATGACTCTTACTGAACAGCAAGCTAAAGATACTATCAGGAAGATACTTAATGGTAATCCTCAGAGAGTGCTAGATATATCAAATGAGAAAACTCTTATATTCGATCCTTCATCTGCTCCTGCAGTTGAAGTACCTAAATCTGAGATTCCTGCTAATATATTATCCACCTCTACTGAGTCTGGAGCAGCTAAAACAGCTCAAGCTGAACAAACTGTAAATAATAGAAAGGCTTCAAGAACCAGACATAAATTAAGAGAAGTAGATGACGGAGTAAGAGGTATTTGGAACCAAGAGAGGGAACTTGCATGGGTAAGAAAAGTACTTCCTCAATTATCAGAAGATAACAGAATAAGAGTAGTAAAAGGCCTTATTAGAGTTGGTAGCCAAGGAACTTTAGCTTGGGGGCAATTTAACAATGGTATAGTTACTCTATCTGATATAGCTGCAGAAGGAACTGTCTATCATGAAGCATTCCATGTTGTTTTCAACCTCCTTCTGGACCAAACAGAAAGGCAAGGATTATTAGCTGAGGCTAGAGAAATGTATGGAGATAAATCTGAGTTGGATCTTGAGGAGGATATGGCAGAAGGCTTTAGAGAATATATGCAAACTAGGCAAGCTGAAGGACTTTTTAATAGGATAAAAAATTTCTTTAGGGACCTATATGTAAAGGTAACAAATTGGAATAGGATACAGCCACATCTTATTGCTTATTATCAGATGATAAATGAGGGCAAATATGCTGGAGATAAACTTGATATTTCCTTAATTAATCAATCTAGGAATAGAATAGTATCTCCAGAAGAGCTGGAAAAAACATTGAATGATGAATTCAAGAAGGCTAATGAAGAGGTGAGAAAACTCAATTATAAAACCTATTATACCGTAGATGCAGCCATGAGAGCCTTCCGTGATAGTAATATAAGAGAAGAATTTTTATATAGAATTACTAGAAAAGGAGCCAATAATGCTGTAGGTCATAAAATTCAACTGTTAACTATTCCGATGTTTAATAAATATAAGGAAAGAGAATTGAATAGGCTTAGAAAATCTACAGGAATTGAGTTGTTATTTGATTCTTTAGATTCAGATATTCAAATGCAGTTACTTAATAAGGGATGGACTAAAGAGCAATTTGACTCTATCTCTATAGCCGAGAGAGATCAAGCTATTGCATGTCTAGCCATCTGAACATTATGGTGAAATTTTTTATTAGGGAGAAAGCAAAAAAAAAGGAGGAATATTGTTCCTCCTTTTTTTTTATCTACAATATGCTTCATTAGTAGACACTTCATTGTTTAAAGAATGGAATTCCTGTTTCTGGATGTAATCCCCTGTATATAGTTCTATTCATTGGAATTACAGGAGATTCAAAGAATGACTTATATGCTGTGCTATGTCCTTCATATCTGCCTGATTGTATCTCATCTGTATAGTTCCAAGGATTGAGTAATTTAGTTAAATCCAGTATATTTTCTATTGTATTTACACCAGCAGCAGGAGATTTAATGATCTTTAAGCCTTCTGAAATCATAGATTTTCCAGGTATCATAGCACCTAATTCAGTATATAATCTTCTCATCTGGTATTCAGTCATTCTGACTAGCCATGGCCTATCCTTATCATCAGACCACTCAATGAGACCTATAATAGCCATTACTGCTAAGAAATGCCCTGTTTCAGTTAAGGCTCTTTTTATATTAGCTTTTTCAGTAGAAGTAAGTTCATTCCACCTAGCGGCAATATTAAATTGAGTCTCTCTTAAATCTCTTGCAAGCTGCAATAGAAATCTACCACTCGTTCTATAATAACCTTCAGTCCAAGCATCTAAGTCATAGTTATATGAAGCTGATTTGAATCTTCTATTCAAAGATGGTTTTATCCACTTCCTGAACATCATACCCATTCTACCAATAGCCAATCTCTGTACTGCAGATCTATCAGCTTTATTATAAATACCGTGCATTCTCTGATTAATCGCAGCACTTCTTCGACTAAATTTAATAATATCATCTTGTGTGAAATCAGAACCATCAGCTTTTTTATAACCCTGCTTTAATTGAAGTTTAGCCCCTAGTTTCTTATTATTTTTATCAATAGGTACTACCTCCATGGCATCCCATAGACTAACAATCTTACCATTAGGAGCTTTCATCTTATAAGCATCTGCTAATGCTAAAGAAGTTCTATTCTGCATCCAGTGTTCTCCTGCATTATTCATGAAGAACAAAGTAGATGTGCTAAACATTTTACTAAACCAAGTTTTTCTATCGAAGTTCACTTCTCTAACATCTTGTTCATACTCTTGCATTACATTGAATAATTCATCCCATAAGGCTAACTTACTTGTTTTCACTCTACTTCCAATCTCAGCTAGATATGCAGGAAGAGCCTTGCCATATATTCTATCAGCTGTAATCGTATTCTTCTCATTAAAAAACTCTCCAGCAAGAGATTCTATTCTCATCATTATTCTGCCAGTAGCTAAATTAGATATACCAGAAAGAACATTAAGTGCTAGATTATTCATAGAAGTAACCTTATTTATGAAGTTAGCTACTTTGCCTTTGTCAATATTTGTTTTACCAAATGTTCCTTCATCTGCCATATATTTTCCATACACTTGCATATTAAAGAAATCATTTAGTCTCTCTACAAATCTAGTTCCTTCTCCTTCTTTTGTCAATTTACTTTCGACTTTCCTACCTATTATTTTAAATTTCTCTATGAGTGGTTTACCACCTTGAGTCTGAACTACCTGTCTTTCCTTTAATAGATCCCTCCCTAATTCAAGTACATCAATAACTTTATTCATTTCATCAAAGTCATTAACCATTGCAGCATAAGCTGTAAGAGTACTTACGATATCAGTAGATAAATCATTTGCATCTTCTCCTTCCTTCAATTTAGTAAAGTAAATAGGAAGTACTTGTACCTCATTTCCCTCAAAGTCTTTTATGGTGGCTCTATCCCCAAAATCAACATCATCAGTTCTTCTAACAAACTCATCTTTAATACTTTCCCATATCTGTTTTACTCCAGACCTTACATTATTAGATGCTTTCACTCTTTCAAGTAAGTCTTTTCTTATTTTAACAGCATTAGTAAGTGTAGTATATTTCTCTGGTAAGTACGAATCTAACTGAGACTTAATGTTCATTACAGTATCATAATATTCTTTCTGAGCTTTATTCAATCTTTGATATTGTTTATTACCATAGATAGACATTCTAGGTACTTTCTTACCATTGACTATTTCCATATTAGCATCAAACCAAGCCTGTCTTTCTCTTTTGTACTTCTCAGCATCTTCACCAATAGGGTTTTTCCCATACTTTTCATTAAGAGTTTTAAACATTTCCTTTAATTTCTCTTTGAATATAGCTTGATTGATTTCAGAGATATAATTACCACTTAAATTACCCTTGCTATCCCTCTCGAACATCCAATCAGTGTTCTTGATACCTGCCTTCTCAAGTTTAATAGTAGCAGCCTGTAACTGTTTCATTACATCAATAGTCCTGAACCTTGCTTGTTCTTTACTCTTCTTGACAGCTTGGTCCATTATTTTTAGAGCATAATCAGAGGAATCTGCCATACTATCAAGCCATCTATCGAAGAAAGAAATATCTTCATCAGCCATCTTTACTAGATCTTCAGCTTTAATAACTTTCCCCTTAAATTTACCAAAAGGTATCATAATACTCTCTCCAATAAAGGGCTTAATGAAATCTATAAATAAAGGCATAGATACATCATTATACTTAACAAATAAGTCTCCAACTAGGATAGAAGCATTATCTAGTACTACTCTAACTCTCTGACCATATCTATTATCAGCATATCTCTCTTCATCTACTAATGCTTTTCTTATATCTTCTATAATGTTCTTATAAGAATACATGTAATTTCTTATATCTCTTAATACTGAAGCTCTCTCATTTACATTAGTTGCTGAGGTATCTCTTAACATCCCAAGTCTACTGCTTACTTTCTGTAGTTCTTCAAGAGCATTATTAAGAAAAGAATAAATTCCTTCAATTTCATTGTTATCATCTAGCTCCATTTCTAGTCTATCAATAAGGAGCCTTTGATTGGTACTAAACTGACTATTAGGATTTCTCTTTTCGTAAATCTTAAGTCTTTTAAGCTCATTATTAATAATATTCTGTAGTACTTTTCTATCTCTTTGAATTCTTTCATTGGTTTGATAGAATAGATCAGATGACTTGATATTATCTATACTTATCTCCTCATCCATTCTACCATTAAGGATATCCCTTGCTAATCTACTAAAATCTTTATCTGCTTCATATATAGCTTTTTGTATCTGGTTGACATTTATGGTCTTGAAGAAGGATTTAATAGCTGAGATAACTCTCTCCAATAAGTTCTTATAGGGTTTCTGTTCTATGGGTTCTGATTTTAACAAATGTTTTGCAAGTAATTTACCTGCTGCTTCCTTGGCTAATTTAGCAGTATCTCCATTATAGAGTATATTATATGTATCATATTCATCACCAAGTATTTCATCTACGAGACCATTTGAATTTAGGTTATTGATTAATCTATTAATAATAGGAGACTCTCCCATAGCTTCAATAGCAAAGTGAGCAAACTCTTCAGGAAGAGCTTTCTCTCCTTCAATACCATTAGCCAACCTAATCATCTCTACTAATCCATTAGCTGCTGTTTTTGCTGTATCAAAATCAGTAACCCCATTAATACCCATTCTTTTCTCAAGATTTGTAAGAACTCCTGTTGTAACACCGTTAGCTGCTAGAATATCTCTTAATCTATTATTGAGATTGGAATTGTATATCATTTTATCAGCTTCAATTGAATTGAGCCTATTTCTCTTTTCAACTTTTACTCCTATGAGTATTCTTGGTGATTCAGTATCTTGAATCTTAATGATTCTAGCTACATAATCATCTCTGAAATCTGAGGTTTGATTGAATGAGATTGCTTTCTGTAATAGTGTCTGATAGTTCTCATCATTATTTATCCAAAGAGCGGGTCTATTCATTCCTCTCTTATAGTATCCAATATCTCTATTCAGCTTTTCAAGTACTTTAGACTCAGGAATAACATCACTAAAATTAGTCTTTTTCAGCAAACTATTGATTGTGGGTTCATTGTTTTCATCTAATGTTAGCTTAGAATTCCAATTCTTAATAAATTCACTACTCTTAGTAATTAAATAAAGTCTGGTAGCTTCTGATCTATTATTCCCAGTGTAGGCAAGCAAGCCCTTAAAGAGCTTGCTGTCTACTATCTGGCCTTTATCATTTCTCACTTGAGGAATAATTGCACAATTTCTTGACATATCTTATTAACTTAATAAATTTGTTGCACCACAAATACTGTCACCATTTTCATCTCTATAATCTACATTAGGCTGAATAGACGTTACATCATTTTCTGAACCTGAGGGAATTTCAAGGGAAGAGCCATATATATCTTCATAAGCCTGTCTTAATGCATCCTCACTAAAGGCCTCTCTGTACATTTCAGAATAAGCCAAATCCTCTTCTGTCATTTGAGGAGTTTCATAAGAAGTAACTGCTTCATCAATAACAGCATTAGGATTATAACCTTTCTTGTTCTTATCAATTACAGAAGTCATTTCACTTGCTTCCTTACCATACTCATATTCAATAAAGCTATTCTTGAATCCAAGTGGCTCAATCCTTCTATAGACGGCTACATTAGACTCTTCAACTCTATCTGCAGTTAATCTGTAATAAATATAGTTACCTTTGTTTCTTCTTGCAATGAAATCAAAGAAGTCATATACAGGACCATCAGGAGTATCTATTCTCTTCTTGATGATTTTTTTATCCCCAAAATTAGCATTTTCATCTATTACAAATGTAACTTCATCCTTAATCTCATTGTCTTCACCTATAAATGAAGTTGAGGTATCATCGGGAACTTCAGGAACAAGCTTTCTATTATCAAGGTGATTATAGATATACTGTTCAACAAAGTTACTATAATCATCCTCAGATGTAAGGAGACTTCTCAGTGTTTCAATGTACTCTGGAACTGCATTTCTTACAGCTACAGGAGCCAAGTGAATAAATGTGGAAGGACCAAATGCAAAGCCATTTCTGTAGAAGCTGTATCTGAATAAGTTAAGAGCAAGCTTTTGAGCTTCTGGGTTACTCATATATAATAGAGAAGTCCAGTCTCTCATATATCTTTCTCTTAGAGTGGGACTCAATTGACCAACATTCTTAAACACCACAGTGTCCACAGGATTTGTATCATTTGCCCTTATCACTCTAAGTCTCTTAATAAACTCAAGGTCAGCTATATCCTCATTCTCTGCAACCACTTTCTTGAAGTAAGTTGGGAAATTATTGATGAAGTCCCTTCTCTTGTCAGCAGATGTAATCATCTTTGTAGGATTACCATTCTCATCTACTGAACTCCAATCAGGTTCTGCACCAAAGAAATCTGTCTTAGACATTATATAAGCAAGCAAATCATTGTGAATACTATTCATAGTCTTCACATTTAATCTACCTGTCTTTGTCATGTTTCTAAGAACATCAACTACCTCATCAAATGACTCAGTGAATTGAGGGAAATACTTGCTTAACATTCTCTCTGATTGCTTCAATCCAAGTGTGTAGAATGCCTGTAAGAAAGGCAATTTACTTGCAAGCAATTGCTCTCTTATGTTGTCAATGTCATCATTAAGAGAAATACTGTCACTGATTACACCTGCTCCTACGAGTGGAAACTTATCATTCTCCTCTATATCTTTCAAGAAGTCTTGGACCTTTTGGATTTTGAGTTTTGTATCAGCAATAGTTGGACCTGCTGCACCACCTTGAGTATCAGACCTTGTAGCTTGTACAAGTTTACCAAGACTATCGGCAGTTCTCATGATTCTCTTAAATAGGAATCCTACAGCAACTTGCTTCTTATAGAATTCAACCTTGCTGTAATCAGAAGTCTGATTAGCACTTATGATACCTGTCATTTCTTTTGCAATAAGAATGTTGTTCGCAAGGTCCTCAATTAAGAAATCATTGCTCTTATAATTATCATAAGTAATCTCTTCCATCATTGCAGCCTTCTTTTTGTATTCTACAAGAACTTCATCAATCACAGTGTCCTTATTTTTGCCTTCTCTACTCTCCCTAAAATAAGTCTGGGTAATATCCATAACAATAGGTTGTGTCATAAGCAAACCTATCTCAATAGGGTTATAACCTAGTCTTGAAAGAAGCATAGAAGCATCAGCAGTGAATGTATTTTGGTTAATACCAGCCAACACAGGATCTTTCACATTATCCACAGATGCAGCCAAGAAACCTGCATTATTCTTTGATATAAACTCTTTGTCTTCATTCATAATGTTATGTAAAGAAATAAGTCTCTTCCCATTCAATATAAATGAGCCATTCTCTACATCAAGGCCTAATTCAGTATGTTGCATTAAAGCATGATTAGCATTATGATTTGCATATATACCTATCAGTTTTGCACCAGTCATATTCTGTTGATGAAGTTGTACTTGAGTTCTTGGAGAAATAGGGTCAAGTCTTTTCTTAGTTTTTTCAGTAAGCCTATCAAGTTCTTTTAAATCCATTGAAAGTAACTTAGTAATAATCGAGCCATCAGAAATATTTAAGTCTCTTTTTAAATCTGATTCATAGCTCGAACTAAGAATACTAATAATTCTTGCAGCTTTCTTTTGATAATCAAAACCACCTGGGTTAAGAATCTTAGAGGCTGTATCTGTATTCGTTAGAACTCCCCACATCATATCTATCATCAAGTTGTTTCTTGCTTCAAGACTATTTTCTTGTGGAGTTTTATTAAAGTCATACTTTACTTTTCTAATCTTGTATGTATCAAGTCTGTACTTTTCCTTGTTTTCTTCAAACCATTTCTTAAACTCTACAGGTGCATTTGCAAAGTCCTCTAATAGATTTCCTGCCCTAAATAAGGTAGCTAATTCATCAAGTATTTTTTGCTCACCTTTGAAATCCTGCTTTGCTCTTCTGAAGTCAAACTTATCTACCTTGAATTCAGGAAGCATAATATACATCTTATCCACATCAAAGTCAGAACCTGACAGAGTGGTAATCTCAGCAGGAAGCATAATTGCAGAACCATTCTGTTGAGGTAAGAATCCCTTGATATACAGAGGAGCCATTGAATACTTATCTTCAGTTGGTTGTTTTGTTATCTTACAGATGTTTATTCTGTAATTCTTTATGTTTCCATAAAGCACGGACTATATCTTCATCCTATAAGGATGTTGGGCACTCGTGGGTATATTATATTCTATTTTCATAGTTTCAATACCTAGTCTCTGAACCTTTTATAACCATTTAAGTTATAACTTGGCTGCTGATTGTCCCTACTTATTGAATTGTCACACACTTGCATATTCCCAGTAATAACCATATCTTTTCTGATGAGTTTTAATACCACTAATTATGTTAGCATCTTTCCTAATATTTCCTAATTGTCTGGCAGCTTCTCTAATAGATTGGTAAGTATTTATAATATTACCATCATTATCTATTTGATTAATCTGTCTTTTATTAGGATTAGATTCTCTAAGTTTTAATCCTATTTTAACTGCTTTATTTCCATAACAGTTATTATAAGACTTAGTACACCATTCAAGATTTTCTACAGAATTATTAGTCTTATTTTCATCTTTGTGGTTTATACATTCCAAATTGTTAGGATTTGGAATAAAAGTATCAGCTACTATTCTATGTACTGCAATAGTTCTTTTCTTGTTAGTGTCATCGTATAATTTCACTATAGGATAGCCACTACTATCAAGTACTGAGGATAAAGGTTTCAAAATGTTACCTTGCCTATAACTAAATACTTTACCACTTTTAGTTACTTTATAGCTTGGATATTCTCCAAATCTACTTTTAATATTAAATAGTTCTTCTTCCATATAATGTTTTTGTATAGATTTATATGTGCAAAGATACTATAAATATTTGAATTATGCAAATTTTGTATCAATAATCTAACAGGATGTTCCAGCAATTCACCCAATTTATTATTCTTTAGTATTACTACTAAAGCGAGTCCCAATCTTTCGATTAAACTCTATAACCAATCAACTTTCTAAGGTCTTCAGGCAACTTGTTGATGTCAAGTTCATGAGTCCCTTCCTTCATAAGAGGTTCATAGAATTCTCTTGAATAAGCAGGCATATAACATTCGAGATATTTGATTCTCTTGTTCTCACCTTCTCCTTCAAATACCACATGAAGCTCATCAGTCAAGCCATAATCAGATACCTGAATTAATGCTCCACCTCTAATCTTCTGCTTGGTAATTCTGCTCTTGATGATACTATTAAGAAGAGTCTGTACTCTTTGAGATTGTACAGGATCAAATAATGGAATATTGAACTGACCATTCTCATTAAGGGTACAGGCTCTGACCATATCAATTCCATATCTCTGATTACCTCTAATCTCTTCAAGTAGTGCCTCCTCTATCTTCTTAGGGTCTTTGAATATATCATTCACATTCTTGAATGCTTGCAAGATATTCTCAGTATTGATTGCATTATACAGGTCCAGCCATTCCTGCTTGGTCATTTTCTTACCATCAACCTCAATAATAGCATCTGATGCAATATCAGCAGTAATCAACTTTCTAATCTGAGTACCTACAAGCTGCACAGCATCAATAGCATGTTCAGGAGTTGCAGTCTGAATACCATAATCTTCATAGCTTATTTTATGTACTACATTAGGATTCTCAATACCATTAGGCATAGTAGTATTCTTCAATACCTCCTTTACTTGCCTGAAGTCACTAACCTCGTTAAGGTCAATAACACCTTGCTTCCCGACTTTAGTAGTAGATTCAAATTGAACTACATCAATATTGTTCTCTTCCATGAATTCATTAATAGCTTTAAGCTTGCTTGATTTACTAAGTGGACCAGCTATTAACTCATGCATGGCAAGTAATAAGAATTCAGAGTTCTTATGCTGTACAGGAGTCTTAATACCAGTATGACCTTCTACACCACTCATGTTGCTAATTTGGGTATATACATAAGGTTTCTTAGTCTGCCAGATGATATTAAAGTCAGCAATGTTCCAAGTACCATTTTTGAAATTATTATATGCCTGCTCCATCTCATCTGTCCATTGGCCAGACATACCAAGTATTGCTCTATAGGAGCTTAAACTTCTATAAGCCTGTGCATCTGCAACATTAACTGCCTTAAACTTGTTAATAATATTATCTCTATCCATCTTGGGCATTTCACCTTTCTTAACTCTCTCATCAAGAACTGTTTCAATATCACTCAGTACTGAAGATACAACCTCATCATCCTTCAAGTAGATAGTTCTTTCCCAATCTCTACCAATTCTTTCTCCCTTATAAGTAGCTTTGGTATTCATTCTAAGAGCTGGGGCATGAACCTCCTTATATCTCTTCTGAAAGTCCTCTACATTCTTATAGAAAGCTAAGTCGGTAGTAGTTAACTCAATAATTTGAGAAGTAGCTAATTTACTATTCCAGTAATACTCTCTTAATGCAGCTTTTGTATTATTCTTTACTATAAGGTTTTTGTTAATACTATCTGCTTCTTGTTTAGTAATATCTCCTCTTATAGACTTCTGATTTATTAAGTCTTTAATTTGTTGGAACAAATCTGTAGCAACTCTATCATCTACTGGATTATTGTTGTTATAATCTTTCAATAACAACTCCATATCAGTAGTCCATAAAGTAGTACCAAGGATTTCTTTAGCTTTGATAAGAGACTTTGCAGTTCTTGAGTTCTGCTGTGATTGACCTGCAAAAGGTAAGTACTTATACTTTCCATTTGGTAACTCATCAAATAAACCAATTCTTGCCCAGTCTCTATATGCCTCTTCAAAGCCATTATCCATAACTTCTCTAAGAGTATCTCTAATGAATTCCTTTAACTCAGCACCACTGCCTTCCCTGCTCAATCTACTCAATCTGTCAAGGAATGTTTCTCCATTATTATATCTAATGGAATTAAGTGCAGGTAAGAACTTAAACTCAGCTCCCCCTATACTCTTAATACTTCCATCCTTCTTCCTGGAAATATCATAGTTTGCTATAGGGGAGATGTTTGGATTATTATTCTGAAATTCCTCATCTCTTGCTCTGACAAGCATTATTCTGTCATATTCTTGATTGACTAAATCAGTTAGTTTATCAAGGATAATATCATCATAAGTCAGCTTGTTCCCATTCTCATCATATTCAACTCCACTTACATACTTTCTGAATCTAATGAATTCGGCAGAAGGAGAGTCTGAAAGAATAGGAACATGATACCAGGCCCACTTTACACTTGTTCTGCTGTCCTCTGGATCTCCCCAATATTCAGTAAGTAATGCTAAAGTATAGTCTAAGTCATCCCAATTAGTATAATCCACTTTATCAGAGTTCAATACTACTTTATGATTTAGGCCTCTTCTCATTTCCTCAGAGTTAACCAGTTGCTCTAACCAGTCACTTCTCCATCTCCCATCTTTAAAGAACCACTCATATTGCTTAAACTCAGTATTAATAAATTCTTCAAATCTCTTCCTATCTCCTCTTACATTCTTAAGCTGTTTAATTAACTTTCCAAGATAATTTGGGGTGACATGAGAGTAATAAGACTTATCATTCTCTCTAACACTACTTTCAATAGCATCTTCAGTTACATTAGCCATCATATTTGCAATTGCACTATAAGCTGAACCAAATGTATTGATTAAGTCTCCTCTCTTCTCTATTCCATCTTCTCCTGTTTCTGACTTTATTTCCCCCTTCTTGATTCCTTTGAATATAATATTCAATTGAGGTAGTAGGACCATAATAGGGTCAGTAAACTTAGCTGTATCAGAAGTTCTAATATCAGTTAGTGCATTTCTTAATATAGAGGGATTGGCATCAATACCAATCATATTCAACAGCTTTAGTATAGTTTTCCAGATCCTATCATCCTCAAGAAGTTCTAATCTTGCTTCAGTATCCAAATTAGAGAATTTATTGTTTAGAGTTTCAACCCACTTAAGACCTTTTTCAGCATTTTCAATATTTATGTCCCCATTCTTCTCATATACACTATCATTATCAAGTTGCATACCATTCTCATAGTTATCTCTCCAAGCATCAAGAAGGTAATATACACCTTCAGGCTTGTTAATAGCAATGGTTTGCATCTTGAATGTACCATCAAGCATCGTCTTTTTCTTCTGGATCCAATAGGGTATAAAATCCTTTCTAAAATCTTGATAGAACTGAGAAAATAGAGTATCATCTTTCTCAAGCAATTCTCTTACTTGAGCCACCCAGGGTTTATTCCTTTCAAGCTCCTGTATAAGAGGAATCATATCTTCAGAAGTAATCATATCTCTCAATTTATCAATAAGAGTTGCATGAACATAATCAGCATCTAAATACCTTAGATTACCCAAATCATCTTCCTCATACATTCCTTCATAGTCAAGCCTGGGTATTTCCCTAATAACTTTTCTAACTGCTTGAGATGATAATTCATGGGAACTAACTTGTCTAAAGTTAGTCATCCAGCCATCTTTAAAAGTCTCTTCCTTATTATAATCATCAGCTTGCTCATCAAGCTCACTGTATCCTTCAGGAGTATCATCATTTAAGTTAGCATCTTTAGGAGCAATATAGTTCAAGTCAATTCTAACTCCTTCTGTCATTATGAGTAATGTGCTAGCTTCTTCTGCCAAAGGTTTAAAGTTATCAACAACTTTTCTATAAGCTTGTTCCTTATATACAGCTTTTCTTCTTGCAGCATCCAATTTTTGTTCATCAGAGAATCTTTCAGATTCATCTATAACACCCTCATCAATTAATGTCTGCTCTCTTGCATTTATTGCCCCAAGTTCAATTTGTACTCTATTCTCTTCTGTATCGTTGATATAGGATTGAAATATATCCAATACTCTATCAAATAATCCAGCAGGGGTGTATTTCTTTATGGCATCAAATCTATTAAGGGAGCTTAACTCCATCTGTAATTGTAATCTTTCTTCATCAGAAGCTGTATCCATTCTCTTATTAAGAGAATCATTCATTTCCTGTAGTGCTTTATCTACCTCATTACTAAAGAACCTTGCAATAAGACTTACTCTATCTCTTCTTGTTCTTGGATCAAAGTCTAAATCAACCTTAGCTTGTTCTTCAATAGAAGAGACCTTAGGAGCATCAAATGAAGGAGATAATGCTTCATCGAGCATCTCTACTGTATTTGCACTTCTTAGTTTAAATCTAAAATTATTAAGTTCTCTTACAGTAGGATACTCTTCAATAGATTTATTATTCTCTTTTTGCCACAAAGCTACAAGACCCTTTACAGATTCCTCTGTTTCATCTTGTAACTCCTTAGTTAGGTACCTAATCTCTTCAGTTGTTACTAAACAATTATTCATATAATATACTTGTTAAATAAAACAATAGCAAAGGTAAGTATTTATCCTTAATAAACCAAGATATTAAGTGTGAAAGTTACCATCAATTAATTTGATTACTAATTACAGTATGAAGAAATAAGAGGTTAATTTATATATTTACATCTAACCCCTTTAAGATGTTTATATTAATTTACTTTATCAGAATAAAGTAGCCTTTTGAATTCTTCCTTGACCTTAAGAAGAAAAAAAAATTACTAAGGGAGTAACAAGATCTCTCCGTTACTCCCATTTGAAAATTTTCTAATATTGTCAGGAAGAGATGTAAATAGATTACTCTACTACATATTTTACTCCATTATAAATAAGATGTGAAATCGTATTTATATTTACATATCTTTCTCCAGTCTCTTTTTCTGTTCTTTTGATGTCCATATCCATACATTTATATTTACCATCTCTAGAAACAAACTGCATCTTGTAACCTCTTAGTACTCTATCCTCTCCTTCAATATAATCCTTTACAGGATTGTTTTGAATGAATTCTAGAGCTTCCTTATAGGCTGTAGCCATAGACTTCTTTTGTCTTTTAGCTTTATCTATTAATGCAATAGCCTCAGCTCTTTGAGATTCTCTCTCAGACTCAAACTGTTTCTTAGTCTTAGCCTTGTCTTGTTTCTTGAAGACCACAGTGAATACCTCAGAGGACTTAATACCTTCAAAGATAGTTCTTATGCCCGGAGTACCATCTTTCTTATCTTCCTTAGTAACCTTTACTTCTTTTTCATACTGGTCAGAAGTATTGAGCATATTATGAATATACTCATTGCTCAGACTTACAGTCTTACCACTCTCAAGATGTTCAAATACAACACTATCCTTCTTTATTTCTTTTACAATGTAATGGGACTCTTCTGAGAAGACGTCACCTACTTCAATTTCTGTAAGATTTACTTTCATGCTTTTATTATTTTAAGATATTACTTCTTTTGAATAAGCTGCATATACAGCAGTCATTTCAATATCACCACTTGCTTCAAAGCTATCCATGGTAGTCTTATAAAGGTCTCTTGTCCTTTCTCCTCCTCTTGCCAATGCAACAGCTTCAATAAGCTGTGAAGTCTTTAAGCTTGTACTGAAGGGGGCACTCACACCATTAGTAATCTTTGAGAGTTCTTTATACCACTCAGTTTTATTTATAGTCACTGTATCAAACTTAATTCCTTTTTCAGCAGCTTTCCTAGCTTCTTCTCTCCAATCAATTTGATTATTAACCACTTTGTTACCATAATGGTATCCTACTCCATGTGGTTCTGAATCTGCAATAAGGAGAACTGCTTTGATAGAACCCTCTCTCCAATTAGTCTCTTCTACTATCTTCTTAATGACAAGTTCATAGAATTCCTCTACATCGCCCCCACTTGTATTCTTTGCCTTGGTGACAAACTCTATAAGTCTAGTCTCATCATTAGTAAGCTCACATACTTGATATGCCTTACCAAATTTATCTTTTCTTGGCATATCACAATAATCACCAAAAGCTACTAATCCTATCCTTAAATTAGAATTCTGTTCAAAGAGTTTAGGGATCAGTTCCTTTATATTCAACTTAACTGCTTCAATGTAAGCCCACATAGAGCCAGTAGTATCAAATGCAATCACCATATCAAGCATACTATCATTTAGAGGTGATTTTGTGTCTTTTTTCTTAACTAAATTCGTTCTCATATTCTTTTTCTACTAAATACATTTCATCATTTTCAGCATCATATGCGACAGCAGAGTTATAGGGAGTAAACTTGTGAGCCCAACAGAATTGAACAAAATTAAAAATATTTGAAAAGCAGAATATTTTAGGATTATCCTGCAGCCAGGCTTCTCTTAATTTATCTATATTCATCATACCAGTCCTCTTTTGATAAATTCTTCACTTAAAGGAATAGCTAATTCTCTCGCACTAGGATGAGCATTAGGAGCACATCTTAATTCAAAGAAATGTTTCCAATCGTTAATAAAGCCAGTCATTACTAATTCTGTCTTTAAGGCATTAGGTAGTACTGCTCTTGCTTGTTGAGGAGCCCAGGGATTATTCCTAAACCCAGTCTTATACCTCTTGTCAGGTATCTTATCTTCCCACTGTTTTAGTAAGTTAAGATAGTTAGCCTCGGCAGCTCTTAGTGCTACTAAGAATCCATTATAATAGGTATTACTTTCATAGTTATAATCCTCCAACCAGCAAGGTTCAATAAAGGTAAGCTCATTACCAAACTTGTCCTTAGAGTAGTTACAATAACGGGTACTCTCTTGAGCAAAGGAGAATACTCTATGTCTTACAAACTCATGTGATACACCTCTATCACAGATAAAGTGTACAGTTATCCTCTTCTCATGGTACTCTGTAGGCTCACAGATATACTGTAAGTCATCAAGCCAGCCATTCTCTACTAACACTCTAAGGTTAGTAGTAACAGCTACTCTCCTCTGACCATCAACCTCACATACTTTGAAACCCTTTGAATAAGGGTTCTTAGTATATTTACCCCAACCATTAGCTTCTATAGGCATTATAGTCTCCATAGGCATAGCTAGATACACTGTACCATGCTCCAACATGGCACCATGACCAGACTTAATCATTCTATCTACAAATCCTTTAGCAGAATCCTCTGTCATTTTATCTTCTGACTTATAACAGGTCCTTCCAGCTCTTTCTATGGCTTTATATATCCCATCTATTCCAGGTTCCTGTTCTAAAATCTCCCATGAGGGTTTAATTAATTTCATATACAACAATTATTGATAAATAAATTTTAATAACTTCTCTTTTGATACCATCCCAGACAATTTCCTTAAAAGATTACCTTCGTTATCTGTAACTAGAAGTGTGGGGAGTGACTTAATGTTATATTTGAGAGAAAGCCCTTCTCCATCCATAGAGTCTATATTAACACTTTCATGCTCAATATTGCATTCTCTTAATAACTTTTCCAACTCTTTACATGGCCCACACCAATCAGCATATATCTTTATCACCTTCATTTGTTTCCTCCTCTTCTGCAATATCCACTATTTCCATACAATCTTCACACCAGTATTCATTATTTGCCCAATCTTCCTGTGCAAATTCTAAAGTATTAGCATCTACCCATGCATGCTTCAGAATACTTGTACCTCCACAATTATTACAATGTAGAGGTTTTCTATTATCTTCACAGCTTTCTTTCTCTTCTAGAGAGTTTAATACTAACTTTCTTGGCTCATCATCCTCCCATCTTACTTCTGGGAACTTAGAATCATCGCTAAGTATATCCCAAGCACCTTTGTCTGAAACCCAAACATAAGCAGTTTTTACAGGTTTCTCTTCAAATATGCTTAATTCTCCATCTCTATTTCTCGCAATATACATATTTTATTCCTCCAAGAACTTTAATAGTACAAATATACCTATCATTGCCCTCATTTCGCATTGTCGTATGTAATTTCTCTCCAATAATTACTCCAAAGTCTAACTAATTGTTTTTCTGTATATGGTTCTGTTATACCCATATTTGCATTTACATACCATATTCCGATGGAGTCAACAAGGATAAATCTATTCATGTCTACTTGATATATCTCATCATCGGGGTGTGCTTCCTTTACAGCAGTTGTACAGTCTCCATTTGTATAGCAGCTTGTTAGTATAATCGATACTAATAAAAGCAATAGGAATTTCTTCATAGTTACTCCTCCCACTCGATTTTAATTGTGCCTAAATACGATGGTGGACAATTACTTACGGCTTCTTCTCTGTTAGGAAATACGCCAACAACTGATGTATCTCCATGATTATTTTTGCACAAGTTAATCCACCCCTCTTTCTTCTGGGGGAGCATCATTAAGTCATCTTTATATGTCGCGTCATCTTCAATTAGAACCTTACCTTTTTCATTATAACCATATACGGTTTCTTCTTTGGCAGTATCTTCTACCAAAGCAATGATTGGATAGCTTACGCCCTTGAATAAAAATTTTCTATCAAAGGAAATAATCCTTGCCTTTCTACCATCACGAGTACATACTGGCTTGCCAGCTTTGGCTGCTTCAAGGTCAAAGGGTTTAAGACTCAATTTCTTTTCTTCCATATTTTCTTTGTTTCTGAAAACAAATACTTTTTCATTTCTTATGAGAATATATAAGTTGGCTGCTACTATTAAAATTATAAAACTTATCAGTATGTTCATTGCTTGTCTTC